TCATCGTGTATTCCTTTCCTTTCTTACTAATTGACCAACTTTTTTACCAATTTTCATTCCTAACATAGCAAAAACAAAGCCAAAAATAATTGAGCTAAAGTAATAAATTACTGCTTCGATTGGCAAATTAGCCTGCATATTTTTTAAAACATCAAGATTAAAAGTTGAAAAAGTAGTAAATGCACCTACAAAGCCAGTACCCAATCCAACTACAAGCCACTGCCTAATCTCTTTAGTTTCAATAAAAAAGTAGGTAAAAAACGCTAATAAAAAGCAACCTATGACATTACCCCAAAAAGTACCATAATAGCTGAAGTTTGCATTTAAACCAGCACGTGCCATACCACCAAAAAAGGCGAAAATAGCGATACTAATGTAATTAATAAATTTTGAATTCAAACAGATTCCTCCCACAAAAAAACGTCTACTCTACCCCTATCGGATAAAGTAGACGTCATTAGATTTTACTCGGTTAATGGCGAACATCATCGCCTATTCAGTTAACAGTTATCATCATACGACTTTTCTGTTTGGTTGGCAAGTTGTATTGTGTGCGTGTCGCAAAGCGACACGCAGTTTAATTATTTAATAAAAAATTTAGTAACAACGTGCTTGAAATAATGTATAATTATTTTTAACGAATGTTTGAAAGGAGCCTCAATCTTGACTTTTCCATATGAAGATAAATTTCGCATTTACTGTAAACAACAAAAGAAACTAGCCGATTCAACTATTTCTCTAGCCTGTTCTTCAATTTCAACTTTTTGGGATTATTATTCTGGTAGTTTAGATGCTACTGAAGCAAATGTAGAAAATGTTACAACTGGAGATATACGTAACTTTTTAGATTCACTTGAAAATAAACTCCATATGAAAAGCAATACAGTAAATAAATATCTTAGTCACATAAAGATGTATTTTGTTTTTTTGAATGAATATGGCTACATCATTACTTATCCATTGCTCACTTTACGTGGTAATCGCTTCAATCGTAAGCAACACTATGTTATTGGCTGGGAAAATTATTTATCAGAATTAATTCAAATAAAAAATATTCATCCTGAAACTATCAAGATGATGGCTGCTATTGCTTGTGGTTTTAAGCCAAAAGAAATTATGATTTTGCATGTAAATGAATTGTTGGCAAAAGTTAAAGAAAATGATGTCAGAGAATATATCCAAAATCACACTAATTTTGCCAATAACTATAATCCCTATCTGTTTGCTCGCCGCGATGGCAAACATTACGCTTCTGATTTTAATATTAACCAAAAAATTGCCCCTGACCGTTCAATAGTCGGCATGCCATTAACTACACATAAGCTTCGGATGTCTTATGTCTACTCTGTTTTGTCTAATTCAAAATTAACAGAAGCGGATTATATTGAAAAATTACATCTTTCAATGAAAACTTTAAATTACTACCGTAAAAATATGACACTCTATGTAGAAACCAGTAAATTTGAATTAAAAAAATAAACAAGCAAAAACGACTACCCATTTCGAGTAGTCGTCTTTGTTTGTTGAAGGTGAAATTTCAACAAATCTATCTTAGTCAGAACTTGGAGTTATCTATTAGTACCAGCCATTTGCTTGCCAGAAACTTTTAGCAGCGCTCCAAGAGCCATATCTAGATTTGACATAATTATCCGCTACACGTTCTTGGTTAGCAGCTGAATAATCACCATTCAAATAAGATGAAGAAAGTTGATACTTACCTACATATTGGCCATTTCTAGCACTGTATGAGCCACCAGATTCTTTGCTTGCAATCCATGCCTTTGCACTAGCTTCGGAACCTGTTGCGGTTGATGAATATGAACTAGTTGTTGTCGTCTTAGGTGTGTAGTTCACATTTGAATAAGTGTATGAACTTTGACTTTGGCTAACTTGTGTAGTTTGTTGAGCTGGCGTTTGTGTTTGAGTGTAGATATTTTCTTGTCTAGCTTGAGTATTTTGGCTAGTAGTATAATTAGTTGCCAATACCCATTGATTTAAGCCAAGATCATACCACTTCTGTCCCTTTGAATCATAAGCAGTTTTTATAATCTTCCAGTTAGTACCTGCTGCTAAAGTTTGACCAGTTGCAACTGGATTTTCATAGTTATTGTAAACGGTAGTAGCTTGTGTAGTTGTATACACTACTGCATCATTTTGCACAACGGCAGCTTGTGCTTCATTATTATCTAGTTGATTGATTGCACCAATACCTGCAAGTGATAAAGCAGCAACAGCAATAGTCTTAGTTAAAATAGATTTAGTTTTCAAAAAACATCTCTCCTTAAATTAAAACGTCAATTACTATTCGTCATTTTTGTTTTATTATTCTCTTGCAATTGACATTTTATATAATACCTGCTTCGAGTTGCAGTTCCATCACAGCCAGATCACACAATGATTAAAGAAAAATGTTTTTTCGTAACAGTTGGAAATATTTTTAATAAATCTAGATTTCTCTGCAATATTTGTAAAAATCATGCAATATTGAAATTTTAAATTAATAAGCGAAAATGGTTTTCACTGCTATAAAAATCACCAAAATTAACTCAATGGGTTTCAATTGCATGTAAATATTTTCCGTACTTTTTCCGTAAAAGTCAAAGCCGCCCACAGCCAAACTGTGAGCGGCTTTAATTATGTCAACATGACATTCACTATAAGCTGAATTCATTATAGCACATTATTTCTTAAAAATTACAATTTCATCGTCTTTGGTATTTTCCAAAGCCTTGTTTACCTTGTCTAAGGCAATTTGCTTAGTAAAGGTCTTACGCTGTCTACGTGGCAATAGCTCTAATTGAACAGTTGAAGCAAGAGCTATCTCCAATTCTGTTGCTATTCTACGAGCATCCCATTCGCCTCCGTAAAAATAGGATCCCTCGCGAAGTGTTGCATCTAATTCAAATGGGCCAAATGCGCGATCTTCGTTTAAATCATCCATTTCAAGGAGATACTCTTCTACAGCCTTTCCGGCTTCTTCTTCATCGTTAATATAATTGTGGTCATAGCTGAATTGATGTGCATAAATCCCACTGACAGCATTTGGATTATTACTATCTATTGTATTAATGTCTAACTTTGATCCATCCATTTCTTCAAGAATAGCTTTGAAGTTTTCTAATATTTCTTTTTTAGTAAAATATTTCATTTTAAATACCTCGAATTTCTATTACTTAATTTCCTTACACTTATATACTACCACATATATATGAGATGTCCAGTGTTTTTTGCTACTTTTTTAGATTTTTTTCTTTTTCTTCAATTAGAATCTTCAATTCTTTTAAGTCATTTGCCGTTGCGTATTCCTTGATAAACCCTTTGGCATGACTCTTCCAAACAGTTTTTTGCCTTGCTTTTCTGCCTTTATCGCTTTTAGCATATCTTCTTTGCGCGGCTTTTTCGGCTTCTGTTCTTGCCATCGTTTCTCCTCTTATACTATAATACTTAGATACAGGTGTGTTACCTCACACCTCTATTATTTATTTCTTTACACTAAGCCACCTTCTAGGTGGCTTTTTCTATACTCTCTCAAAGTGATATTATGCAATTGCCTTATCTAAGCTCTTTTTAGCAGCTTTTTGAAGCATTTCGGCTTCATCATCGTTTGAACCGTAAAATCTTACTTGAATTTTTGCATTGTCGACATCTACCCAGCACTTCATGCTCTTGATGCGGTAAGCTTCACCGTTTGAAACTCTTTTGCCGTTCCAGTCTGCTGAGTCGATGTTGCCTGACTTGTGGTAAGTCAATTCAAGAACGCCGTTTTTGTCTGGGTTAAAGTAAAGACGGTCAAAATTGCCTTTAGTCCAGCGTGACCAGCCATCATTTTCAAGCTTAGTAATTTGTTCTTCGCTAAGTTTCATAGTTCTAACTACTTTCCATTGATCAGCTAATGCAATCTTGAAAGCAACCATGTAATCGCCAACTTTGCTAACAATTTCATGTGCTTCTTTATGTGCGTTTTTGAAAAGTTCTGAATAGTTAATTTTCATTTTAAATACCTCGAATTTCTATTACTTAATTTCTTTACACTTATATACTACCACCTATATGCAAAATGTAAAGCTAAATCCCAAAATATTTTTAAAAAAGCAAAAAAAGAAGCGGCACAGATTGCTCTGCGCCGCTTCGCTCCATAATATGGAGATTAATCCGATAAATAAATATTCAACTGGATCACTCCCAGACAGCTGGGGAATAAATTAGTAACCTTCGATTATCGTAACAATTCTTTAAATTAATCCCATAAATAAATATTTAACTGGATCACCCTCACATGCGTGAGGAATAAGTAATAGTCAATCCAAATAAAAGATTATTTAATCGGATCACCTTCACGTAAGTGAAGAATACTTTACTTGAACTAAGTATATACCATTAAACACAAAAAAGCCACCCCAGGGATATAGTTCCCAAAGGTGGCTTATTGTACGATATTTGGAGTTTTTCAACTCCTTGTCTACATATATAAATTTTAATTTTTGCTTTTGCTACTATAGCACGATATAAGCGCGGTTGCCCGTCACATATACCTGCTTGCCCTTGTGTAACTCTTTAATCTTCAAGAACCGCCCGACTCTGCCCTGAACCTCAACTTTGGAGTTCAATTCCAAGCCGTACACTTTGCCTGCGTCAGCTTTTGGCGCATCAAGAGCATGGGTATGAGGTAGAACAATTTTTGCGACAGCGTGCTTTGAGTCGTTATATGCGATAGGATTAGCTTTCACATAGACGGCACGACCATCAAAGTATTGGTTCTTGCCAACTTTCACAGCGCCGTTTTCAAGTCCGAAGACTTGCCACATTGATCCGCACGGTTTTAGCTTGTTGCTTTCTCTCTTGTCAAGTTTGGAACTGGTGTAGACATATGCACCCTTTGAATTAGATACTACTGCAACAGCACCGACATTCCACTTCACAGCGGGATGCTGAGAGAGCGATTCTACGGTCGTTTTAGTTGATTTTGATTGAGAACTACCCGAACCAATCTTTAAATCAATCAGGGTAATATTGCCATCAACGTTATAACCTTTGTAATTATCGGTAAATTGCCAGATTGCGACACCGTCCATCGATGGGAAGTAATTAAAGTCAGGTGAATCTTGACGACCCATGACTTTATATGAAGCTACCCATAAACAAGTCCCGAATGATTTTACGATTCGAGCCGTGTTAAGGCGATTACGCAAAACATAAGCGCCAGCATAGACAAGTGGCTTATATCCTGCTTCCTTGATTACTTGCATAGCGGCAATGACAGCATCCGTATTTGAACCGACAGAGCCGTTGACATCGTTGCCGCTGCCCTGCTCCCAGTCGTCAGCGATGTAGCTACCAGCTGGGACGCCATAAGCCTTAGCCTTTTCTACGGCATACTTAGCTTCTGCCCGTGCCAGTGACACAGAGCCAGAGTGTGTAGCATAAAAGTAGCCACCGGTTAAAAGCCCATGAGCAAGTGAACTCTTGATTTGAGCTTTTGCCTTTGGGTTGATATAGCCAGTGCCCTGTGTAAGCTTAATCAATGCAAATTTAATGCCAGCATAGCTTACGTTTTCTGATTGGTAGCTTGCGACATCAGCACCCAAACTTCTTTTTGATACGGTTAAGTTTGACATCTTTTTCACCGCCTTTCATTTGGTTTCTTTTGGCTATCGTTTGGTTTTCAAACGATTCTCCAAACGATTCAAAAACAAATTCGTTGTAAGTCTTAGTCTTTGGCATCGGAATCATCACCGCTTACAAAACCACTTACAAAGCCGACGGGTTGCGCATCTTTGTCTTGGTCTTGTGTAGCCTCTTCCTTAGCTTTGTCTGCTGTCATTTGGTCATAAGCGTGTTGGACAGCGCCCTTGGCAACTGTCTCGGTCACTGGCTTGTTTTCTTGCTTGGCTTGATCAAGTAAGGCTTGTACAGCCTTGACCTTCTTTTCGGCACCAGAAATATCCAGCGTTGCGGCTTCGCTTACGACAAACTTAGCAATCTCATCAATAGTCATTACTTGCTTTGGAAGTGGTTTAGCCGACTTTTTGGCAAAGTATTCGATACTAGTAGAGATACCGACACAGATAGCGACGATAGCCAAAACAACGATTTGTATGTAAGCAGTTAATTCAGTGAGATTCATTATTGGGTCACCTTCTTAGTAGTAAGTACGCCGCTAGTGATGTCGCCCGTCTTAGCAGGGGTGTAGTCTACTGGCTTATCCTCTACCGCTGGCTTGGTTGCGTCTGGGTCCTTGACCATGGTTTCGTCTTTGATACCTGCCAAGTAGCGCACCCACTTGGTAACTTCGCCCTTAACATCTTGTGGCACATCGTCCACGGTTAAAACGCCGTCTTGCACCAATGCAACGTAATCTAAAATTCTAGTGTTTGGTTTCATTGTCTTTCTCCTCTCTTAATTCATTGAGTTCCCGCAGTAATTTTTTATTTTCTGCGTTCAGTCTTTTGTTCTGCTCCATGATGTAATCTCTGTCGGATTTCTTACTATTCAGCCTAAAAGTAAAGTAAGCAGATAAGATACCGAAAACTAAATACAAAAGGTCGTTCAAATCTATTTTCACTGCACGACCCCCTGTCCTAGCGTTTACATCTATGTCGTGCCGTCCAGCTTGTTATTGCTAAAACAGTTAAATCACTTGCTAATACTGGTCCATAATCATCTAAGAAATACCAGTGTTCAAACTCTAATAAACACAAAATAGTAATTAATCCTGCAATGAAGCTGATTAATACCCCTGTTATGTGTTCGTTGTTATAACTTGAAAGAATATAACCAATCATAAGAACACCAGCCACAATTAAAGCCCACTGCAAAACCGGGCTGTTCATAAGCCCGCGCAATTCTGGTGGAAAGTAAAATTGTGGATATTTCTTAGTCATTAAAGCTGCACCCTTTAAAATTGCATACAGCCCTAAAATTGCATACAAGCCATTAAGCTTGAGGCGCAACGCTAACTTGGTTATCAGTTGCTTCATAAGCTTCGCCCACGATCTTTTGATAATCTTCTGTCTTGAGTTGACCACTCTTAACTAAACCTTGAAAGTAAGCTTTGCCAAAACCTTCAAGCTTCATTTCATAGTCAAGAATCCACATTTGAACAAACATATCGTAAATACTAGTAGTCATTAGTTATTACCTCCATTAGTGTTATCAGTTGTCTTGTCATCAGTAGTTGGTTGAGTTGGCACAGCCGGTGTAGTTACCTTACCGCTTGCAAGTTGAAGCATTAAGTGTTGCATTGATGAAAGCAACTTATTTTGATCAGCTTGACCTTCGCTCAATTCCTTTACAGCCTTAGTCAAAGCAAGATTTTGAGCAGTGCCAACTTGTTGATCGTTTTGCAAAGTCTTAACAGCCTGCGTAATTTCTGGCAAGCTAGTAGAGCCGCTCTTTGAGTACCACTTCTTGCCTACCCAATCGTAAATTGGATTAATAATTGATGGATCTGGTGCTTCTGCAATATATGGGTATTTGCCAACTTGATCTCTGCGCACAAGTTCACGCTTGCAGTCAACCTCACGATCAGAACGATAAGCATATACGAAGTTACTTAAAAGATCTTGCACCATTTCTGCTTGATCTGCTGATAAATCAAGCTTTACGCTGTCTGGAACAGCAGGAGCTACTGGAGTCACTGGTGTAGTTTGGTTATCAGTAACTGGTGCATCTTGCTTAACATCTTGGTTAATATCGTTATTCATAATTTCTCCTTTTCTTTTGCAATAAAAAAGAACACCTTTCAGCGCTCAAATAAATCTATATATAAAGCTTTCATTTTGTGCCTGCTTTCTATCGGCAAAGCGACCATAAATGGTCGCTGGATTTAAAGATTAACCGATGAGGAAGAAAGCCCGAACACCATGCCAAGAGTCCGAAGCACCGCCCCAGTTAGCGCCGCCATCGGTGCCGGCAAGAGCAAACCCCGAAGCAGAACGGATATCTCTCAACCAGAATGGCCAATCTCTGTGGTTAGTAATTTCATCTGGGTCTAAGCGGAATAATGGTAATTGTGTATCATCGTCACCGGTGTTGTACCATGAACCGTTTTTATTATTTCCGTTTAATGTAGTACCGTAGATCATCACTTCGTTAGGAATACCAAGTTTAGCATCGCGCCATTCTGCTTGATCTGGTGCGCCATTATCATCAACATGTGTAGAAACAACTTCTCTAAAGTTTAATAAGTGATTACCAAAATCCGCTTCAAGTTTCTTTTGAATAGATGGCATGATAGTCTTGTAAAGTTTAGTACCTGCAAAACCGCCAGCCGTAGTGTCAGTGTCATTCATGTAGTGAGTATCTTTACCGTTACTTCTTAATACGGTGCCGTCTTCTGACTTAGAGAATCTGTCTGGCATTAAGAGCAAGTGATTACCGAGTTGCATGTTATCGCCGTGTAAGTGTTTTGTGTTAATGCCTGCAATTACGTAGTTTGAACCGTTAATTTGGAAGTAGTCACCAATGAACATGTCATGGAATGAACCATTTTGAATGTTGGCAATATGTGTAGCATTAAGCGCACCTAAGTTTTGACCACGAAATACGTTGTTATGAGTTGGCGCGCCGTCTGGCACTAAACTGTAAAATGCGTCTCTTAATCTAGTTTTTGATTCAGAACCGTCATTAAAAGTCATTAAAAAATCGTTGTTAGTATCTGGTTTCAAGTTTTCGTTAAAGTCTTGGATTCTTACGTTTGCCATTATTTAGTCTCCTTCTTTGAATCTTCTAACGCAGATAATCGGTTTTTAAGATCGATTATTACCTGCTGATTACCTAAGTTATCAAGCCAAGCACAGATAATTCCGATCGCTTGACTTAGTTGTTGGTAGTTTTGTTTGATTGCGTCGCCTGTTGCCTTTGCGTTTGCATAAGCATTGGCATTTGTCAAAGTTGCATCATTTACGATGAACTGGCGTGCAGCCTTAAATTGTTGACTTGCATGACCGCTTAGACCGCTCCAATCATGACCAAGCAAGTGAATCGTTTGAGTATTTGCTTCTAATTCAGAAGCTCGATTTTGCAATACTGCAATCTTGTTGTCTTGGTCTCTGTTAGCGTCAGCATTAGCAATAATACCGTTTTTAAGGTCTTGCGCATTCTGCTTTGTATCAAACTTGCTATACAAATCTTGATTAAGCTGTTCAAGACTGCGGTCGATATTGTTAAGCCGTTGCCCTGTTGCGTTTGCATCTGCTGGCTTGCCTTGCTGTGATAGCGTTCTATCAGTATCAATTAAAAGCTTCTTAAATGAGATCGCCTTGCCGTCATGGTCAAATAGTTGTTGTCCTTGACTATTACGCATAGGCAATTCAATATAACCAGCAGAAATTGTATCTTCAATTTGTGTCTGCCACGCGTTAAGCTCTGCCCTTGTAACATAACTAATATCGTTGACAGTCATTGAAATATTCGCAGCATTACTGATTGTCATATCAAGCGCTGCAGAAATTACTTGTGTAGACAAACCGTCTGGACTACCAGCAGCTAGCACTTCACTTTCGTTAGTTGTTGGTGAGACAGCAATTAATTTTTCTGGTCCTTTTACTGTTTGACCATTGCCATTTTTAGTATCAATGCGCGCGTACCAGCCGATAGCTCTAAAAACGATGTCCTGCGCTTGGTTTTTGTTATCAAAGTTAGCAATTACTTCAAAATGATTGCCTGTAACTGGCGTAATTTGTAATTTTCCATCTTTCAGATCATCTGATAAATTGCTAAATCCTGCGATAATTTCGTTATCAAGCGGATTTCCGTTGCTATCGTTCATAGTTTGGCTTGTAAGAATAGCACGCGTGTAGACTAAAGTACCAACGCCGTTGCCAACTTGTAGGAAAGTCTGACGACCGCTATTTGTTAAAATACTTGATCGCAATTTATTTTTATATCCGTCTGCCATTTTTACTCCTTTCTTTTGCAAAATAAAAAAGCACTAAAAAGCGCTTGAATTAATTTATTGCCGTTGACCAAACAGAACTAGAAATATATCTTTCAGCCATTCCAACATAATAATCTGGTGTAGTTTTAGCATTCCAACCGCTCCACCAAATTGTTGTTTTAGCTTTCCAAATTGATGTATCACTCATTCTGCCTATAATGCCTGCAAAAGGTTTTTCTTCTGTTTTTGCTTTCCAGCCAGTCCACCAAACAGTATTGGCAGACCAAATTGAAGTGCTACTGATCTGACCACCAACTCCAATGTATAGTGGCAGTGGTGTAGAGGTGCGAAAAATAATTTCATCAATCCAGTAGCCCATAGCCAGAAGTCGTTGAATATTTTCAACGATAAATTTCTGCATCTGCACTGTTTTGACATAGTCAAATGGTATTTCCATACCAATATGTCTTACCCCTGTTTTATAAACTTTTAATTTATCCGTAGGAGCATCAAGTGCAGTACTCATAATCTTAATTATTGATGGAATCGTACCTTGTGCATGTGACATCAAGATGTTGATAAAGATGATAAATCTAAAAGTTTCATCATCGTCACTGATTCGGTAGGCTTTGTAATCTTGTCCGATTAAATTTAGTGTTGTACCTTCCGCATTTTTTAGTTCAGTCCAATCTTCAATCTTTTTGCCATTGTCATCAATTTTGCCAAGATATTGGTTAAAGATGTCAATAAGATTGTAAAAGACCGTATCATGGCGCTTGTTCCAGTGATCTGCCGCTTCTGCAATCAGTTGGTCAGTTGTCTCATAAACCAATCAAATCAACCTCCACATCGTCAAGATCACAATGAGCAAACTCTGAACGATCTACAGCAATATCCGCACTGCCTAAATTAGTCCTATCACTGCCAATCGTGATAACAGCATCGTTAACACCATTAACGTCATAAGTAACAGGATAAAGTCGTGTTAGATACAGCTTTTGCCCCAGCTCCAATGAATTAATTTCATCACAGATTGCTTCTTTGACATCATCAATCCAGTTGTCACTATTCCAAGCGTCATTAATATTGACTTGTACTTTCACATAAATTCGATGTTGCTTAGCATGATCAAATTTAACTTCTTTGATGTCGCCAGCCGCATCTTTAGCAGAATATGCAAGTGATCCAGCTAGATTAATACCAGCCGCACCATGATCAATTAAGCATTGAGCAATGTCTTGATCATTGCCGCCTAGTACATACACATGCACCGAACATGGTGGATTGCCGTATTCATCAGGAACAAATTTACTATTATCAATGAATCCAACTTGTTTAACGCCTGATAGATTCATCAAAGCAGATTTAATTCCTAGCTCTGTTGGACCTGGTCTTGCCGCGTTTTCCATGATTAGACGTTTCCTGAATGTTTCATCGTTTTCATAATCTTGACCACCACCAGCAGGCTGTGGATTAGTTACAGAAATGATGTCTTCATCAGGATTAGAGACAATCGTGATTGTATTAGCATCAACGTTTCCAATTTCACCTTTTTCTTCACACTGTACATTACCAGTGCCTTGAAAAGTGCCGTCATTTTGCTTAGTTGTAAGCACATCATCAACAAGGTCAAAGATAAAACCGTCCTCGGTTTCAAACTTTTCACCTTTTTGGATTAGGTATTCATCACTTGTAGTAATTACAATCTGCACACGTGCAGGAGCGTCAACTTTGCGCCATAAACCAACGTTAGCGGCTAGGCGATCAAGAGATGAATCGAAAGCAGTTGAGTAGAATCTTGAATAATAGATCATTTCTTGCTGTTGTGTTTGATCATAAACAGCGTCAGCCATTAATCTAGCGATAACACCAAGATTGGCATTACTTGTAAGAGCTGTTTTATCACCAAATCTTGTGCGAAAATCATCCTCAACACTATCAAGAAACTCTTCATAAGTCGGTGCTATGTATCCTGTTTTCTTTAATCCCCAATCAATTGTCAACTTCTATCCCTCCTTCCACTTCACCAACATTAGCAGTTGCCCTGAAAGTAATTTTTAGCTTTCTATTAGGTAACTTTTCAAAATTAATTTCATCAACGGTCTCAACCTCTGGGACTTTAGCTTCAATAACAGCTCGCATGTCACCTGCGGCGGCTTGTTTATCAAGGTGCTTGCCCAAAAAATTGGTATAATCAGCCCCCATTTCAGGGTCAAGCCGTTCCATTTCACCATATCTGATCTCTAGTGTGGCTTGAATACGTTGTGCAATTTCATCAAGCCCGTTTGTTATTTCAAGATCATGCGTAATTGGATCAATTACGAAGTCATGATTTTCACCAAGCTTAATATCATTAGCCATCTACAGCATCACCGCCCAATACTCCGATGATTACAGCGTCATTAATATCATGTGTGCGATTAGAGGCTGGCGTAAACTCGTCAGCATTCCTGCCGCCTTTCCAATTGTCCATGTCACGATCCAACACAAGCACCGTGACAAGTACTCCTTTTCGCATTAGCTTCTTTTTAGGCAAGTGCTTAACAAGATTTGTTTTAGAGTGTTCAGGCAAGCTAGAATTTGAATCAATTGCTGAAAAATCTGGCTTAAGTCTTTCAAGAATTTCATCAACGATATAACAGTTTTCTGCAACAGGCACATCCAGCAATTGTGCTTTTTTTGTGCCGTCTGAAAAGTTAAATAGCGGCTGAATGTCAGCTACATGTCTTTTCTTGTCATAACTGATAACCCTAGCAGGAAAACCAACATCAATATTTGTATAAATATTGTTTAGCAATTTCAGCAACGCTTCATACCAGTTCTTGTTCTTTTGATTTGCTGACCGCATATAATCACCTCTTTATCTTTACCAAAGAAACTTGAGTTTTAGGACTTTCACCGTCAAACGTGTGTGAGCCACCTTTGCAATAGAACTTACCTTTTAAGTATTTTGAGTTCATGATGATCCCTGTATTTGTTGTTACATCAGGAATGAGCGGTGTGACGATTTCCCACGTTACAGCGCCTTTTTTATCGTCACTTGCCTCATTTTCTGCAGGAACTTGCATCAAGTCTTTATCATCAATCTTGTACCATGTATGTTTTGGTGCATTAGGATTAACGATGACTAGCTTGCCTCTTTCATAAGTCATCTCAGACTTAGCCTTTTTAGCCCAATATTTTAAAAGCGTTAGTGGCTTGCCTTTGGCTGTATATGACTTTTTAATTGTGTAATCTTTAGTCAAGTCAAGCCTGTCAATCTTAATGCCAGCTTGTGCGGCAACACTTTGGATAATCTTTTTATAGCTAGTTCCTTTGCGAAAAGTCATATTAGCAAAGTAAGCCTTTTGGGCGCGTGTTTTGACGCGTTTCTTTTTAGTTTTAGGCTTGACCCAGACCTTTTTCTTTTGCCAGTGGTGTACTACACGCTTCTGCCCTTTCTTTGGACCGCGCTTGTAAGTTTCAATAAACGGGACACTCACTCTTTTTTCTTCAAAGTGACCTTTTTCAGTCACCGTGATTGTTTTGTAGTGATTGACCTTTTTTGTTTTCTTAATCCGCATAGCTCTAGCTTTTACATTGCTGTAGTTAGTGCCTTCGGTAAAAGTAATAGTCGTTTGATCAGTAACACCGTCACTGCTGAATTTAATGTGACCATTGATAAAACCTTCTGCGATTTTTTTCGGCTCTTTTCCCCAATTAAAATCGACCCAGCAGTGCATCCCCTTCTTATAAAATGCTTTATGCTTTTTTGTCAGGTTCATCAAAACTACTGTATTAGTTTGAGGGACAGCCTGATCACTAAAAGGGCACTCAAAAGTAAAAGGATAGTTATGTTCATAAGTTTCATCGTTATAAACAACTTGCTTGTGTCCCTTGTCATCTTCTGCAACAAAACGCATGTGAGGGTCTCTAGTGATAATCATTAGTAGGACACCTCTTCATCTGTTAAGTCATCATCAGTTTCATTAGGGTCATAGCCAAGTGGCTTGCGTGACGGGTCTTCTGTTTCTGATCCATTTGGATCAACAACGTCAAGATACATCTGAACTTCATAACCCAAACTGCCCTTGCCAGCATCTTTTGCATGACCTGTTTCATCCATGGTTCTAATGTCGATTCTTGGCAATTCTGGATCAGGAATATCAATACCAACTAATTGACCTAATAAAAGAGGCTCCTGCGATAGGAGTCTCTTTTGATCATGCCAAATTGTTACGGTGTAAAAGTCCGCTACTTCGTTATAGTCAATTCTAAAAGTGTAAACTTCACCAGCTAACGGTATTTCAAAGATGTCAGGCATATTGTCGACATCTACGGGAATATAATTTCTCATTCAATCACCTACCTAACCCTTATCTTTGTTTTTGGATAAATCAGATTAGGATTTTTGATGTTATTGACTTTAGCAATCCATTTTACTGACTTGCCATATTTTTGAGATAGTGCCCACAAGGTATCACCACTCTTAACCGTGATAGCTGTGTACTTCTTATTTCTGTTTCCTGCTACAGACTTCGATGACTTAGACGATTTTCTGTGATGATGACTGTCATTAGAAGTCGTGATCTCAGCTTCATAAACAAACTGGAATGTTATTGATACTTCAATATTGTCCCTCAAGTTCTTGTAGCTGTTTGACATGTTAGCGATTAGATAGTGCTTGTAATAGAAGTCGCCTTTATAACTCAACCTATAGTGGTTGTTGTTCCAACTGCTAAGCATCTGCCATTTACGATATGCGTCAGCTTTATCTTTACCAACGATAATACCAGCAACGGTAGCGCCCTTACTGCTTACTCTTGAATAGTCACTATAGGGAGCGCCTTTGTCGACTGGATAAGACGTAATATTTGATGAAACATTTTCATCTTCACCGTCAGCAGGCGAGATGTAAATTATATCTCCTTTGCCGTCTGATCTAAAAATGGCCGCCTTACCTTCGTTTTTCCAGCCAACAGCATGATCAGCAATCTGGTTAAGTTTATTGCTTACATCAGCCTTCTGCTTAACTATCCTGTCATATCTGCTTTTAGCGCTTTTATAATTTTTCTTAGCTCGGTTTTTGCGCTTTTTAGCCGCATCAACCAGCTTCAAGCAATTATTGCGCTTACGAATCAAAGATTCTTTCTTTTTGCCTTTAGCTTTATGAGAGTTAAAGTCATAAGATTGTGCCTTAGAAAAGGCTTTGATGTATGTAGCACTTTCATGCTTGCGCTGTTTGTCCCAGTACTTCATATCGTCATAGGCTTTTTGTTCAGCCGTTCTCTTTTTAGTTTTAGTCGTCAAAGTCTCACCTCCTAATAGTAACTTTCATCTACACCGCCATCGTTAGCGATGTGTTCAAATAATACATCAAGTTTTTGGTCAACTTGATCACCAATCATTTGAGCTAATCTTCTAAGACTTGCTTCTTTACCTTCAACATTGCCATTTACGTTAATGTTAATCGTAATGGGGTGTGAACCAACTTCACGCTTAACTGGACTAACTACAGGCTTGTGAATTGTTGCGGCTCTTAGCTTGCTCTTAGTCTCCTCGTGAGTATCAACCTTAACTGGACCATCAGCGGTTATTAATTCGGGACCATGTTCGCCAGCTATAAATGGTGTATGTGCTTTAGGACGACCACCCTTTGCAAAACCAAGAACCTTGCGAACTTCCATAGCACCTTTGACGTGTTGGGCATTGTAACCGCCACGTTCCCATTGTGCTGAGAACATGTTGGCTAGACTTGCAACACTACCATGACCTTCTAGGACACGACGCAAGATAGCACTGTCTGAGCCTTCACCTCTTACGGCAAATTCCAACTGTACAGCCGGATTTGTCCAGCTCTTGCCTTTACGTCTCGCAAATGCCATTAAGTTAGTCTTACGACCACCTAGCCATTGACCTAAACCAGAAGCACCACCGCTAGAGTTAACAGCACTGGGATTTAAACCACCAGATTCAAAATTCCAGTTACCTAAGATAGCAGCAATACCATTCTTGGTTGCTCGTGGATCGAGTTTCTTCAATCCGCCAGCCAATGCCTTTGCACGTTCTTTTAAGTCACCGACAATGCTGAATGAACCAAGTGAGCCGAAATCATCGCCCAGCTGTTCCTTGATCCATTTGATAGCAGAACTACCCAACTCACGTTTAGCAAGTGCTATAAGTCTTTTATCTGCCTTAGCAGTTTTCTTGGACTGAGTGGCATTGTGCAAACCTCTTACACGGTAATAACCGTAGCCCATGCCTTTATCATCAGCGATTCTTGAAACGTGCGCTCTCGGTTCAGTTTCGTTGAACATCGTACCTGTCTTTGGATTTTTAATGATACCCACGTGCCCTGCGGCACCTGTACCATGACCAAAGATGACCAAGTCGCCAGGCAGTGTCTTAGATAATGACTTACCTAGATATTGCACGCCACTAGATTCCTGCATTGCTACAGTCGTACGACCGATGTTAATACCAAAATGACGCAAGGCTTGCATGACCATACCTGAACAGTCAGACAACTTCTTTGAAGCCGCAGCCATTTGATATGGAACGCCGCTAAACGTTGACTCCGCATATTTCAGGAATGCTTCACGGGTACCGCCTTTACCGTCAGCACCACCAATAGCGTTGTTAATGACAGTCCACATTGCAGTTGACCATGGATTTCCATAGTGCGTTGATGAGTTCTTAGCGAGTGCGATTGCGCCCTTCCTAAAGTCAGCTCCTGCAGATTTGATGTTACTTGTGTACATATCTGCAAAGCTTTTAGCAGGGTTAGCACCAGCTTTTTCAGCAATTTTTCTCAATGCACTATGACTTACCCCTGATCCTTTCGCAAAGTGAGTTAAGCCAATTGATTGTGCCAGCTCTTGTGTTTGAGAGCCGTTAAGAACAGCGTCACCTTTTTCAAGTCCGACAATCTGATTTCTGTGACGTGGGAATAAAATCTCACCACTGTTTTTGACGATAGCTTCCTGAACTGGTCCAGTAGTTGCATCGTTAACCATAGCTACAGTATTTTGAGTTAAGCGACCATTTGAACCACGTGCGAACTTAACAGGCTTAATAACTTGAGTGTTACCACCAAATTGACCAAGAACTTGATCAATGCCCTTGATACCAGAGTTAACTTCATCAATCGTGCCATTCATTGCTGAATGAGCGTACTTGGTCATGTGATTTAGCTCTTTACCAAAACCTTTAGAAGTCGTAGAGGCAAGATCAACAACATGACTGTGCAATGATGTCATTTGTTTGGTGACACCTTTGCTCATATCGCTGTATTTGTTTATTGCCCCTTTTCGGCTCTTCTCAGCTTGTTTAGTCGTAGTGCTTGTTATATTACGCCAGCTAGAATTATTCTTTCTGGTCAGCTCATTAAGCGACTTCGTGGACTTGTCTTTGATCTGCTTGTAGTCATCAGTAACTTTCTTAGTTGTTTTGCCAAGCGTAGTGTTACCTGTAGCATATCCCTTAAGAATTAATCCAGTGCCTAGACCGCCACTCATGACTTTACGAGTATCACGGGCGTTAAGGATCTTTTCGCCTGCTTGGATATGAGTGATTTGTGGACCTCTTGCACCAAGTAATCTCGCTCTATTTGAGTAAGGCTTGTAAGCAAGTTCTGGACCAGCTTCGCCAACTAAAGAAGCAGTACCGTTAGCATGTGCGCCTAAATGAGTTGATTTGTTAATGTCAGCAATAGTCGTTGCATGTGATTTACCTGCATGATGCTTGCCGCCTTGACCGTTTTGCATATTGGCAACTTGCTTATTAGCACTACCAACACTAGTTGAGTTTTCGTGGTGACTAGATACTTTACTGTCATGACCAGTAACAAAGTCCCAAACATTTTTAGCAGTACTAATAATTCCACCAAAGATGTCTTGTGTAACTTTATTAAGCGTATCAATCCAGCCAGTCATCATCTTAACTGCGCCTTTGACGATACCCTTGGCATCGCCCCAGACCTTGATCCAACGACCATGGAAGACATCAGACACAAGCTTGACAGTATTCTTAACAACGCCAACAATTCCCTTGAATATCTTGGTTAAGCCTTTAATAACGTCAATTGCTACCCTGATTCCAGTCTTAAAGATAGTAGTAACTTGCTTAATTCCAAATCGCGCAGTTGCAACTATTGATGATTTAAAGAAATTAGATAAATTGCGTTTGAACGCTCTAAAATCTTTGTTTCTGTTAAGATCACGCCATGCTTTACCAACTGTCCGATTAAGCGAATTAAATTCTTTGCCAACAGTACCAAGAGAACTATGAACAGTGCGCCCCAATGGACGTAGAGCTTGCTTAATACTCCAAACAGCTTGATTGAAGCTCTTACCAATTGCCTTGCCGAACTTAGTCTTGCTAAATTGCTTAGCCATTTTACCAGCCCAGCCACCAGCAACTTGACCAAGCATAGTACCGACTGCCGCACCAGCAGGACCACCGAGCCAAAGTCCGATACCCCCACCGATTGCTGAACCAATACTTTTGCCGTAGTTTTTAAACTTAGCGGTTGAGTTTTTAGCAGTTATCGCCTTGTAGAGATCAACGCCAGAAGTTGCGGCAATACCGACACCAGCTAAGGCAGTAGCACCTTTGCCAGCCGTGCCGCCTAACATTTTAGTGGCTTTTTGCCCTATTCCTGTTTTTGCAAACTTACCGCCAATAGCATTAGTTTTTGCAAAGTTAAGTGCCGATCCAATTAATGATCTGTTTGCGCCACCTGTTGCACCTTTGGCAGTACCCTGAATAGCAGATTTGCCGCCAATTCCCAAAAGGTTACCAGCTAATCTCTTTGCTACAGTTGCAGTGCTTAATGCACCAGTGATAGCAGTAATGTAACCAAGAGTGCGTTTAACAGGCTGAGGCCAACCCCTAACAGCTTCAAGAACTTTGTTAACAAGTTTAAGCATGTTAGCAAGTCCAGGCGCTATCTGTTTAGCAAAAGACATCCCAACATCATTAAATAGCTGTTTCGTCTTCTCTAACTGATTTTGTAGAGAGTTCATGTTGCTATTAGATAATTTGGTTATGTAGTTTGTACTGTTAGCCCTGTTAGCCGCCTTAACATTATTAGCAACGTCTTGATAGTTCTTAGTTAGGATAGAAGCATCATTAAATCCAGTTTGACCAAAGATCTGTTTAAAGTCGCTTTGTACACGGTCAGACTTCTTACCACGTGTAGCGTTATGCAAGATTCTAAAAACATCAGGCAACTGCTTCATATTTCCATTCTTTGTAAAGAAATCACCAGCAGTTAAGCCTAAATCATGCAAAGCGGCTGACTTGGTCTTACTCTTGGAAGCGCCTAATAAGCTTGAAACAATTTGACGTACACCAGTACCAGCTTGTGTACCTTCTTCGCCAAAGTTTGACAAAGTACCCAAAACAGCAAGTGATGATGATAAAGATTGACCAGTTGAGTGAAGAATTGATCCTGACATCTTAAAGGAGTTACCAAAACCACCTTCACCACCAACTGATCCAGAAGTAACATCGCCAACATAAGCGGCTTTGTTTAATACTTGTCTGGTGTAGTCAGCCATCTTTTTCTTGCTTGTACCAGCTTTTTTCTTATAGCCAAATTGTTCCAGCATTGGTGCGGCGGCGGCAACTATGTCGTTATAACTTTCATTAGTTGCTTTAGCGGCTTGAACAAAGTACTTGTGCGCGGCTAAATCTTGTTGTCCAGAATAACCTCGCCTGAGTAATTGCTCAGAGCCTTTAGCTAAATCATTTTGATCAACACCATACTTGATTGATAAAGCTCTGTTTTCTCTCTGAATAGCGGCTGTATTACGTCTTGCAGTTTTAGCACTGTCACCGCCTGTTTCCTGTAAGTTTTTGATGACATTGTATTCATCAGCCAACTTAATAGCTTCATCATTTGCCTTTTTAAAAGCCGCCGCAACAGGAACCATTGATGCGGCTATCATCGTGCTAATGTTTACCAGCTTAGATCCAGCTTCGTGAAGCTTGCCAAAGCCTGTGGCGGTTCTTTCACTGGATTCTCTGGTTTTATCCATAGATGCACCAGCTTTTTCAGCCGCACCTTTAGCAGTATTAAAGCTTTGCGATGCTTCTTTTGCAGTATCGCCAGCTCTTTTCATGCTTGGTGAAAACTGATTCATAGCGTCACGATACTTGTTAATGCTGATAACGTTTTTACTTGTAGCACTATCAACACGTCTGCTTGCTGATTCACCAGCTGTAGCAAAACCATTAAACTTGTTTTTTAAATCGCTAACTGATTTTGCTGTATTGTCAGCTGACGCTTTGATCTTGTTCAAGTCAGTTGACAAGCCAGTTGGGACTTTTAACCGATTAAGTCTTTTTTCAAGAACACCTAGGTTAGAAATAAACTTTTTGGTTGTCTCATTAGCTTTAGTCAATGAATCATAATCAATATTTGTGTTAATTCCTATGCCTAGATGCTCGATGTCTGCCATATAGTTACCTCCTTTCTAGTGCAAAATAAAAAGCCATCAATTACTTGATAGGCTTCACCTCTTAACTTTCATCTTGATTACTGCTTCCACCAAACAGCTCCCCAATATGGTTAGCATTAATGATTGCTTGCTGATCCATGTCACGAGTAACAATTTTCAGCATAATCATTAGTTGATCTGGCGTTGCATGTTTTACTAATTTTTCAGGGACACCGTGCATTACTAAGCGCAATGGAATCTCTGAATAATCAGCTTGTTTTTCTAGTTGTTGATCATCTAAATTAACATTAGAGTTTTTCAGTAAGAAAATTCAAAACTGCGTTGGCGGCTTCATAAAGACCCTCATGCTGATTCCACCATTTAAGAGATTCAATATGTGGAGCGATCACAACGTCTTTCAATGATTCCTTAAGCAATTCTGGAAGGTTTGGTTGTCCAAACGGATTTCTTGAATCTTCAATCAAAGTTGAAGCTCTTTCAACACCTGGAAATTGCAATTCAAGCGTGTATTCCTGATCAGTGCCTTTTCTAATTGTCACGGTCTTGGTCTTGCCTTCTAATGATTCGATCTTGCTAGATTCAGCTTGCTTCTTAATTCTCACTTGTTCGTCATGTTGTTCTTGTGCCAATTTGGCATTATTAATTTTTTCAGTCATCTTAAATCTCCTTTGATAAGAATTTCATGATAGGTCTTTTTGCAACCGTCAACTATTCGTCATAGTCGATAACTGCAGTTTCTTCGTAGTTAATCAATTTAATATTCCAGCTACGATCACTAGCTACTTTTTGTCCTTCCAAGTTTGCACGCTTAGTAATAAACGCATAAGTTGTTGAGACATGAGCAGTTGAAGTAATTAAATCCACTGGGAACACTGTGTCTTCATTGAAGTATTTCAATAAAAGTGCGTTGGATGGTGAAGTTTCATCCAATGGAACAGTCATAGTACCACTTGTGCTATTGTTACGTGACTTAGTTGGCGTACCTTGTGGATCAATCTTCAAACTCGCAGAATCTTGGTCATCTTGGATAGTGAACATACTGTTTTCTGAAAATCCTTGGATCAAATGGCCATTAATCATCAATGTTGACTCACGAGCGTCATATTCATGAAGTTTTCCAATTCTAATTCTTGAAGGCATTTAATTCTCCTTTCTAAGCCGCCAAAACGGTGTCTGAATCAACAGTGCCGTTAACAGTAATGGTGTGGATAGCGCTTGAAGCGTGATATTCAAAGCTTGCACCATCATAAAATCTTTCTGACAAGTGTTTTTGTGACTGTTGTTCACGTGGCGTAGTAGTAACAGTAAACATCGCACGACCTGTCGCATCGTCAGTCATGATGATTCCCATTTCGTAAGCTTTATTCATGACTTCCGTTAATACAGCACCGATCATTGCAATACCCTTACTTTCATAAGGAATTTTGCCGTTTTCTTGAAGCATCTTTTCAAGTTTTGCCTGTGCGGTTGTTTGAACCCAAAGCACACCATGAAGCAAGTCAATGTATTCACCAGATAAGGTTGTACCTTCTGATGTTTGACCCCTGCCCATTGTTTCTTCATAAGCGATGGCATGAACTTGATTAATACCTGCAAGTTCTTGTGTAGTTAAGTTTTGAGCAGTAATGCCAACTAAGTTCTTAAACTTCCAAGTAACCGCTCCGACTGGACGCGTAGCAATTGCACCAACAAAAGCGGCATCCATTGGTTCATCTAAGTCGTGACTAAGACCAATAGTGTAGTTTTGACCGTTGAATTGCGTGTATTGGGAAATGTTCTCTGTTTGAAGTACTAAGAAGTGATCCTTGTTGACTTCAAAGATGCTTGATAAGTTGACGGCTGAATCGTCAATAGTGTTGTCTACACAAATAGCGAAAGTCCAGTTAAAGTACCAGAATGCCTTGAGAGCCTCATATGCCTTACTCTTGTCATAATCCAAGACAGCAATGCGGTCAGAGTGATTACTTTGTGCAAAGTATGCTGATGCTTTCTTGTAGACTGGTGTGCCTTCTTTGTAATCGACAGCTACAGCGTCAAGATTCCTGTATTCACGATAAATAGCACCAGTAGTCTTGTCAGTTTTTCTCAACAAGATGCCGTTCAAAATGTCAGTGCTGTTCAAAGTGTCTGACAAAGTGCCTCCTGCTTTTGGATCTGCAGAAGTGGCATTCAAAAGTAGAATATTGCCCAAGTCCTTGACAGGTTGTGGGCGTAAAACAGTCATCACGACATTAACGTCCATAGGATGGTCATATGGTGCGACTGAATTGATGGTTGTTGCCATTATTTGTCCTCCTTACTAGTTTTAATGGATGTTCCATTCATTGTGTTCATTGCCTTAATTGATTCAATGATTGATTCATTAAATACAAAGTTAAGGTCTTCTGGTTTATAAATAGTTCCAAGATCATATAAAGAAAACGAACACTCAAACCAATAGTCACTGATTACGGCTCCGTAACCATAACTAGGCTTGGCGTTCGTCCCCGATACGCTATGTGGAATTATGTGTGCCTGCTTAAAATATCTGCGATAACCATAGCTCCATTTTAGAGCTTTGTGCAGGCTGGTTATCATTTCTAAAGCTTGATATTGATCAGTAGCTTGCACATCAATTTGAAGAGTGACTTCCATTTCGCCCATGTCGTCCATTGTTGTGTTGCTACCTGCATCAATCCAGCTATATGTAACGAAAGGATACTTGTCGCGCAATCCTGCATTATATTGAGGATATACGTTACAGTGAAGCAGTTGATTAACCACCTGGATAAGGATGTAGATCACTAGGTAGTGATCCTTCATTGGTGGCATCTGCGATTGGATTTGTTTGATCTTGATCTACCCCCTTTAGTTGATACTCAAAGAAATGTGGCTCAGTATAGCCGTCATATGATGATCTGCTAGTCACTTTGTAAAATCCGCCTTGCGTTGGTGAGTAAACTACAGTGCCAATTGGATATTTACCAAGTGAAAGCCAAAGTAAATCGCCTTGCACTTCCCCGCCGCCATTAAGCTGACCGAAGAGTTGTGCAAGGTGACTAGACATTGGCAGTATTGGCTCATGCAATTTGTCAGCATCAGCTTTGTCAAGCGAATCATAATCGTCAAAAACGGTTTCTCCGCCTAGATATTCTTGTTTTGCAAAATTGCTTGCTGTCCAAACCCAGAGATCAACACCAAATTTGTTAATTAATCTTTGAGGGCGCATTTTAAAGCTCATAGTTTCCTACTTTCTATAGCCTACTATTACACGTGCAGTATTTTATAAGTGACTTTTCTTTGCAGTTCGCCAGTGTCAACCAATGGATTATCAGACCCTTTACGTTCAATCGTGACTGGTCTGTTTGCTGGGTGCTTCAAGCGAATTGAAGCCTTAGCGATGTCAGCCGTACAAACTAAGCCAAGTCGATTGAGTAGCTGTTCGCCTGTCAATCTACCAAGAAATATCTGCGTTAATCCGTGTCTTACTAGCTTGGTGTACTTAGCTTTGTTGTTCATGTAAGCCTGTCTGATAAATGGACGGGCTGGTATCTGAACCAACTTTGACAAGTAAAAATAAGCTACTAGTTTACCGTTGTTATTAACGCACGCTACTCTATGACCTTTAGGAATAAACAAGCCTTGAATATCCTTAGGACCTTTGCCACGTGGACATTCCTTAGTTGGAATCCAAAGCCATTTTCCATTCTTTGGCTTAATCGTTGCACCAAATTCATTAGCACCAACAATGGTTAGCAATCTGCTTTCATGCTCTCCAAAATAACCAATAGCGACTTGATGCTTGTTTAAGTAGTCAAGTTCTTTTGTTATTTCAGGGATATGATTGTATCCTTCGATTTTCATTAGTGTTGAATCACCACAAAGCTTGTGTCAAGTCTGGCAAATTCTTTCAAGAGCTTTAAATAGAGCTGTCCCCACGGTGAACGGCTGTACCAGTCAAGACGACCAGTGTTAGCATAGTGAGTTTCCAAAACGTCTACTTTTTCAGATACAACACCACTGCCAGCAGTACCGCTTCTAGTTGAGATTAAGTGAAGTGCCATGTATCTAGTTGCTAGAGTTAAAACAGGCACATCGTCAAATTCAACATCCTTAGGGAACTTATCAGTTAAAGCAATCAAATGAGCGTTGTTTATGTAAGTTTGAAGCTGTTGGTCAGTCAAGTCTTCTGTTGCATCGCTATCTAGCTGTTTGATTTCTTCAATCTCTGAATCTGCCATGTGATTTCACCTCACTAATTGCTCTTCTTTGCACTTTCAGCCTTAGCGTCTGCCTTGCTCTTAGCCCATTTTTCAGAGCCGTCATTCAAGCCAGCAAGTTGCACGATACCAGCTGGGAACTTAACAGATAAGCCACCAGTACGTTCGATGTACATCTGCTTGTAGCTCAAACCATTGTCAGCAGAAGCGATAGCTTGACCGTAGCGGCGTGGTTCCATTGCAACTTGAATTTGTGCAACGTCAGGGGTGTCAAGATAGACAATAGCCATGTCTTTCTTGCCATCCTTGCCAGTCTTGCTGTTCCAGTATTGAGCTTCAAGTTCAGTGATTGGGCGAATACCAGCAAAGACATTTTCACCGTTGTTGCCACCACGTTGGATCATGTTCCATAAAGTTTTATCTGGATTGTATTGGTTGACCAATGGACGAGTTAACAAATCGTATTCCTTTGGTGCTAATGCAAGATAAGGCTTAACGTTGTGATAGCCTGGAAGCATTGTGATTTTAGCAGCCGCATCCATGAAATAGTTAACGATCTTGTATGCGTCAGAAAAAGCATTTTCGTTTGTTGGATCAACTACCTTTTGCAAAGTAACGCTAGGGTCATCAATAGTTTGGTATCCTGCCTTATTAGCATCAGTAGTTAAACCGTAAATTGGATGACGGTCGTCACCGTTACCGTTAAAGATCAAAGCGTCTTCCCAATTTGCTAATGCGTCATGAGTAGCAACTGCACGATCAGTTACGATGTCGAGATTTCTGCCGCCAGTGTTTGCACGTTCAAGATCAGCTTGTGAATATTCAAATGCAGCTGTTCTTTCAGCGATGTAACCAATTTCATTGTGATAGCTAACATCAGTTACAGTGATATCAGTTGCACGATCAGCATAACCAGATGATTGACCCATGATTTCTTTCCATGACCATTCGTAAGTCAAAGCCCATGGATCAGATAAGGTATTAATCTTAAACATCTTTCTACCTTGTAAATCTTCCTTTTTAGGTTCTAAAACCTTTGGGTCAACCACATTAAATAACTTGCTGTATGCGACCCCTGTATTAAATCCTGCCATTATTTACCTCACTTTCCTGCGCCTGATACGTCAGGCGTAGCTGTTGCAGTAGTGTTAACACTAGTTAAGTTTACATAGATAATCGCTGTACTGTCCTTGTCGCCTGCAGTTAAGAAATGACCTACAGCGGTATCGCCTGCACCTGCTGGCTTGAAAGTACCGTCAGCATTAATAGCGGCTAAGTCAAGGCGGTTAACGTCAGCAGTAATTGGTACAGAGATAGCACCTTCGGTTAAAACGCCCATGTCTTCGCCTTTGTACCAGTGATCATCTTCAATTGCGCTGTAGTCGTCACCCATTGCGTAACCACGCTTAATAGTGATTCCGAAAATAGGTGCTTTATCAGCAACTACACCTGCTTGGTCTTGAATCTTGATTGCAACACCGTAGTTAAGGTCAGTGCCAGCAGGTACATGTTCAATGTTGTAATGTTGAACAGTACCGACAGTACCAGCACCTAAAGCTTTTTCTTGGTACATGTATCCGATTGGTAAAGGCATATTATTCACCCCCTTCATATAAGTTTTGACGTGCTTCTAATGCTTTTTGATATGCTGATTCTTCTGAATCTTGTTCTGCAGTGCGACCGTAGCCAACACCACCAGCATTAGTAGTGAATAAGTTTTCATAGTAACCACGAACGTAGTCGTCACTTTCGCTGTCAAAACTGCGATCAGGGAACTTAGTCTTCAAAGCGGCTTCTTCAACTTCACGTTCACTCTTGCCAGTAAAGTCAAAACTGTCACCAACAATCTTCTTTGCCTTTTCTCTGAAAGCTAAGGTGTTATTAAGCTTGTCTTCGAAGGCATCCCCTTCAAGTTGTGACTTGAGGCTCTTGTTTTCTTCTTCTGCCGCATCAGCACGGGCACGAGCTTCATCTGCCTTCTTCTTAGCATCAGCGGCTTCTTTTTTGCTCTTGTCATTAGAGCCTTCAAGTTCCTTGATTTGTTGATTGATCTTGTCTCTTTCAGCCTTAAGTTTTTCAAGCTTGGAGTTGCTTTCATCAGCATCGCCAATAATCTTGGTTAACTTGTCAGCATCTTGTGTAGCAACACTAATGTCGCCGTATTCTTTGCTGTGAACTTTGGTAAATTCCATTTTGTTTCCTTTCTCTTCATTGGGTGTTTCATCTGTAACCTGAACAGCATCATCACTGTCAGCACTTAACCGCACTTTATGACCCGCACGCCCTTTTTCAACTACCGCAACGTGATTGATGCGGATGTTAGTTTGCTTAGCGTCATAGGCTGTACCGTCTAGTTTGCCTTTTGTGGGGTCAAGCTCCATTTCAAAGCCAATTGATAATTCTTCTTTGCCGTGTCTAATCTCATTGATTAGAGTTGGGTCCATGATTGTCATGTCATTGCGGATTGTCCCATCGTCAGCGACATGAGCATTAGTGCCCATATAGCCCTTAACGAACTTTGGATAATTGTCTTTAGTAACTAAGACGTTTTGACCGTTTGCATCTTTTGGGTGGTCGTCAGTGATAGGCTTGCCATTTGCAGAATCAACAGTTGCTTTAGACAACAGCTCTTCTGGGGTTTTAGCCTCCCTAACTATTGTGCCGTCTGGATTTCTGTATTTTCTGACACCTGTCAAAGTGATTGGAACATCGCGAACAATTAAAAATCCGTTTTGTGGATCAATCTTGAATTTATCAATATGACTTTGACCAAAATCATATCTAGCAACGCCCATAACTATGCTCCGTAAGGCACATTAATAGGCTTGTTAGGAATGTAGATAGTTTGACCCTTGTTGACCTTGAAAGTGACTTTATTAAGGTGGTTGAAGTATCTAAGTTGTTGCAATGCTACGTGATACTTCAAAGCTACGTCTAACAATGTTTCACCCTCTTGGATCACATATTGCTTAGCATCAGACCAGTCAAACATGCCTTTAGGATCTTTAGGTGCTGGCACATCAGCTGTATTAGCTGGTGCTAACTTTGGTTCATTGTTAACTGGTGGGTTGAATGTAACTGGCTTCTTGTCGTCAGTGTTAATAGTTGTATCTGCCATGTAATTTCTCCTTTCATTGCATAAAAAAAGCACTCAAATGAGTGCTAAATATCATCATCTGCTGGCAAAGCAACACATCTACAATTGATTGGCTCGCCTGGAAGCATACCGTTGTCGCCTCCGTCTGGGTCATCATATCTAAAAATCTTGCGATCTAGTTCCTGATGTTTGGGACGAACGCGACCGTCCTCCATTGACTGCCACATGTACTTTTTAAAGCCTGCTCTAGTAGCTCGATATTTATTGAGCTGTGCCAAAATACTCCCTGTTTGATCATTAGCTATCAATCTAGCATGGCTATATGTCATGCCTGTACGCTTAACAATCGTCTTTGCTAATTCTGTGACACCCTTACCGTCAGAAATTGATCTGTAAATGTCATTTCTTAGTTGCGCGATGTATTTATCACGTAGAGACGTAATATAAGACGTATTTTCTTTAATTTTTGCTCTAATAAAAGCTTCGATAGTTGGATCACTTTTGATTGCTTGCATTTCTATCGCTCTGGCTTGTGAATTTACATTGTCAAATGAAAAACTGTTAACAGACAGTACGAATTGGCTTGCTATGCTTGCGAGTTGGTTGTCACTCTTAGCATTCTTTATAGCAAGCGTCATCAAAGCGATAATGGTTGCAATTCTTTCAATCTTTTGCGGGTCATTTTTGTCATCATCGTCAGCATCAATAGATAACGCGCCGCCTGAAACGTAAGGCTTCAAATAATACTGCATGTAGTACTGTGCTACCTTTTCCCATGACAAAATAAGTCGATTCATAGCCCTAAGATAAGATTTTTCCAAGTTCATGGGGTATCTAGTCTTAGGGATTCGTCTATGTTTTCTTGCCATGGTTGCTTGCCTTCTTTATGTCTTTTTCGATTTGTTTCTTTTCTTTTTTGTAGTTATCCACATCAGTTTGTGATAATTGTGGATAATCAACTGCGCTGTCAGCTTGCAATTCAAGTGGAATAGAAGCGTCATTGCTCTTGCTTACTAAGATGTCATGAGCTTCATCAGTGCCCATAATTCCTGCGTCTGTTAAGGTCTTTAAACCATTGGCAAGATTTACAAAGTTCTTTGTCTTGGTATTAGCGTCTTGGCTAAATAATGGATTGAACTCAATGTGCCAGTCTAAGCTGTCTGGGTCTTCTGACTTACCGCCACAACTCTCTGACCACATAAGCAAGCGCACAATCCATTCAAGTTGCGGTCTAATGACTTGTTCTTGCATTGCCTTAACGGTTTCATAGTAGTTAATGACATCTTGTGACGCACCAGCTAACGTACCAGCCTGTTCACCAAGCAAAACTGATTTAGGAATACCAGTTGCAGTACTTAGTTGTTGCCAAGCAAAATCATAAAGCGACTGAATACCGCCAGCGTTAGTTGATACCTTCTTTATGTTTTCATCTAAACCGACAACAACAACTGATTCAGTACTCATACCTTCTTTCAGCATTCGCTTGTCGCGTTCTTGTTTAGCTTCACTGCCGTTAAAGTAAGCATCACTGTTAATAACTTTCAGGTTGTATTCATAAAGCATCTTGCCTAGTGAGTACTCTGCAGTGTCCAACACTTTCAACTGATCATAGCATCGCTCTAGTAGTGATGTACCAACTGCATCATCTTCAAACTTATCTAATGAGATGTGCTGGTAACGGGTGTGATCAATCTTGATGCTGTCTTTTTCTTTGCCAAATTCATCATCGCCATCTGTAAGACCGTCTAGCGTGATGTAATCCTCTTTTAAGTAGTTATCATCAGTCGGATCATTGCAGATTTGTGTTTTCTGTACGTGCTTCAAACCAAAGGCATTAACTGACTTGACTTTCAAGATGTTATCAGGATTAAGTGGCGTAGCAAGATCTGTTTGATCCTTTTCATCTACGTTAACGTTAAGATATGAGCCACCATTAACATTGCGATAAATCAGCTCTTGTGTGATCTTAGCCTGTAAGTTAAGATCATCCATACCCTTTTGATAAACCTTTTGCTTGTCTTGATCATCCATGACTAGCCGCCAGTAGTTACGCGTTGCCGCTTCTGCTTGCATAACTGCTATGCGGTGGGCTATTGCATTGGTCTTAAAAAGGTGCATCTGCCGATCATACTTGTCATATCTATCAATGTTTGACATCACAAGCTGTGGAGCAGTATCGCCGAATCTTTGTGGAGTTATTCCTTTTGATTCATAATCCATAAAGTCTGCACGCATCTGCTTTTGTGGCTTATTCTTCTTTCTGCTAAAAAGTCCCAAAACTTAACCTCCTTTCTAGTAACCAATAAATCCAAATGTTTGTTTTCTCTTGTGCTTTCTTAGATACATAAGTGCGTATCCTGCAGAGTCCACGTTGTCATCATGTTTCATAAATGGGAAGCCACACCATTCATCAATGATGTCTTGCACTTGCGGTATCCATTTTGGATGTGGCACATAAACTTGACCAGCTTCAAATAATGGACTGACTGACGCAAAACGTGTTTCCTTGCTGTCAGTCCCTGGACTAACTGGCGTAATACCATCAATATCTCGCTTTAGCGTATCAATCAGAGCTGGTCCATTAGCCTTGTCTTCAATTAGTTTTGCTACAGCTTCTGGATAAATACGTGACTGCGCTTTAATAGCACGTTGTGTCTCGGTAAAGGTTAAACGCTTGTGACACCAATTAGGACGTAAGAAGTAGCATGACATTGCAGATGACCACGTTTGACCAGCTACAAAGTCATCATTTTCTTTAGATTTAAAAGTAGCATCCCACGCCTGAACCGTTTGATCTAAGTGCCGTGGTAAGATCATGACTTCTTTTTCAGTTAAGTGTAATCTCACCATCGTCTCACGATCTGGCACATAGTACTTAATCCATTCACGCTTAATGATGTTACCATCTTGCGTTGTTGGTGCTTGCTGATACAAAGCGTTAAAACGTTGAGTACCAATGTTGCGCTTCTGAATCATCAACTGACTTAGTGGGTGTAGTTCTGGGTTAAGTGCTTCACCGTTGTGTCTGCCAATAGCATCTGTTTGACCAGCTGGTATATTAGTAGCAATAGCTGGAAATTTAATTTCTTCCCAGTTGAATTTGTGTTCGCTGTCTTCTGACTTGTCCATGTCTAACAGTCTGCCTGCTAGATCATCAGTCTGCCAGCGTGTCATGATCACAATTACTGACGCGTTCTTTTGTAGACGTGTACTAAATGTTGAAGCCCACTCACCCCAAACGTTATCTCTAATTGTTTGTGATGCGGCTTCTTTTTCGTCTTTGATAGGGTCATCAATAATAAGCAAGTTAGCTGGTCTACCAGTACCACCGCCAAGGATTGACGTGTAATAGGCTTCACCGTAATGTCCAGCAACGTCATATTCTTGTGAGTTAGCTAGTCCGAGATTGAGACCAAATAAGCGCGGTGCCCACTCTCTAAAGTGTTGCTTGCCACGCTTACTAAATCTTTTGTACATTGTTTCAGCATAAGACGTTACCATGATTGATTGATCTGGGTGTCTCATTAAGTAATAGCTGGGAAATGTTTCGGTTACTAGCATTGACTTTCCATGTTGCGGTGGCATAGAGATTATGAGGTTGTGCTGTTCACCGTCTACAATCTTTTGCAGACGATCACACACATACTTGGTGTAATTGAACAACTGAGCCTTCTTGTCAGCATTAGACAAGAGAAAATAATAGGCATAGCTTCTGCGTGCCAGTTCTTCTCTAGCCGCAAGAGCTACGCCTGCCTTTTGTTCATCAGTTAATTGCATCAAAGTCAACTCCTTCATCTAAGGTAGCAAGTTTTTCAAGTGTCTTAGTGTCAAGTTTTGCCATGCTATCCTTTGCCTTGCTTGCAGTAGTATCAATACGCTCTAGTTGCTTTTCTAAGAGCTTAACCTGCAGTTTAGCTTGCTTAGCCTTAGCACGATTCAAAGCAGTTCTAGCCGCTTGATCTTTTAACTTAACCTGTTGCTCTAAGTAATATGCACTTGTGCTTGCATCTTTTTCATTAATGATCTTGAGGGCGATATTAACTTTTGCTCTACTCTCAAGTTCATTTTTCCACTTAGCAAACTTCGTTAAATAATCAGGATGTCTTTTACAATAATTTCTCCAAGTATTCGGGGTGATTTCTATTTGTTCACAAGCCTTTTTAAGCGTACAGCCAGCAACGATAAACAACTTGAATTGAGCTAACTTTTCAGGTGTCATTTTTTCTGGTCTACCCGTTGTATCTTTTTTAGCTTTTTGCAAATAAAAATCACCTCCTTTTTTGGACAAAATAAAAGAACTAGCTTTTAACTAGTTCCTGCAGTTTTATTTGCAAATTAACTCGGCTTTTTCACCTGTAAATGATTCCCAACGATCAATAATTACATCAACCCATTTAGGTTCCAATTCCATTAAATATGCTGACCGTCCTAATTGCTCACATGCTATCAAAGTAGAGCCGCTGCCACCAAACATATCCAAAACTGTCTCACCTGGTCTACTACTTGATTCGATAGCCCTAGCACACAGCTTTAGTGGTTTTGGTGTTGCATGACCGCCAGTCTGTTCTTTTTCTTTGCCTGAAACTCTTTTAAAATGCCAAACGTTATTCATATTATCGTGGGTATTATTGAAATATGCTCTAGTAGAATAATATTCACGCTTAAGATCATCATATTCACGCTTAAGATCATCATATTCACGCTTAAAGGCATCACTATCTTTATAGTATTCCTGGATTTTTTTATAGTGTTCTTTTGTAATAAAGGACCACTGGGATTTAGTAAACCAATGCTTATACATTTGAGTTCCAGTGATCTCTTGCACTTTTTTAGACGTAAGTCCCACTTTTTCAGCTTCATTGCATAAATAAAGCCTAATTTTATCCCATCCATCAAAATAATGATCTGAGTTGCTGTTAAAGCCTTGAACCCCACACATTACAAATAAGCATTTTTCATCAGCAATAGCATAGCTTCTTGTGAAATCAACATTTTGAGCTTGACCGTTGCCTTTATCCCACGTAATCAGGTTTCTAAATGTGATTTGATTCTTTTTTATCATTGGCTTCAAAATATTGGAATAGATGTCCATCAATGGCTCATCAATTCCAAAGCAATACCACGAGCCGTTAGCCTTTAAATTGGAGAAACTAATAGGAATCCATTTTTTATTAAAAGTAAGTAAATCATCATAATTAAGATTGTCATTTGCCACGCCATCTGATTCTTTTTTCATTCCGTATGGAGGATCAGTGAATACTAGGTCACTTTTTTTACCTTGCATCAATTTACTAACCTGTTCAGGATCAGTACTATCACCACACATAACATAGTGATTGCCTAATTTATAAATTTGACCTTGCTGAACATCTGATTCTTCTGAAACTTCAATGTTGTAATCATCTTCATCAACATCGTCTTCACTTTCAGCATATTCATCAGTAGGTTCATCAACAGTATCAAGTGGTGTATCGTCATCAAAGCCAAATTGAGACATATCAATATCATCAATGCCTATTAATTCATCTTCAAGCAGTTCATCATCCCATGTAGCGAGTTCACCAGATTTGTTGTCAGCTAGTCTGTATGCTTTTACTTGCTCTTCTGATAAATCTTTAGCAACCACAACAGGTACAGTCTTTAGTCCTAGCTTCTGAGCGGCTTTATAGCGTGTATGACCAGCTATGATTACCCCCCCGATGTCTACAACGATGGGCTGTTGCCAACCAAACTCCTTAATTGATTTAGCTACAGCATCAACAGCATCATCATTGTTACGTGGGTTATTTTCGTAAGGCTTAATCTCATCAATTGATTTAGCTTCTACTTTCATTTTCCTTCTCCTTGATTGTACGGCTAATTCTCAATTCTAATGCAAAACTATAATCTTCCATTGCATCTAACTGTTTTTCCATTAGCTTTCTATTACCAGGCTTAATTGCTGAATTCTCTGAACCAATTTTAGAAATTGCATCTTGCAATCTACAGATTTTGTAATCTAAGGCATCCTTTTCATCTTTTAAATCATTAATCAACATTTTTAAAAGTTCCTTATCTCTAAATTTCTTCAACTCGGGCGTGATTTGACTACGCAAGTCCACACTAAAACCCGCTTCATTAGCTTGCTTTTCTTTAAACGTACTATCTTTCATCGTTATTCCTCACGATTGTTAGTTACATTGGTTACCAAAACGATCAATATAATCTTGCGGCATAAAGCCCGTTTCTTGCTTAAATAGAATCTTCTGCTTGATGTTAGCAACCGTGTTTGTCTTGCAATGCTTAACAATCTTTCTTGCCTTAACTAAACGGCTATGTCTTTGACATAGCTCAAAGTACTGTGTAGGGGTCATTAGTACAGGTCATCCAGATTACTTGGGTCAAACGCACCAGGAACTTTCTTATCTAGTTCTTCCTTGGCTTGTTCGCCTACGTCTTTAAAGTGCTTTGCCAGCTTGTCTTCAAGTTTCTTATCAAACTTAGCATCCTTTGCGGCTTCTACTTGCTTTGCTACCTGTAAAATAGTGTCCTTGTAAACTACGCCAATGACTACACCAGCGGCAAAAGTTAAAATTTTGTTCATAATTTTTCCTCCTAAAAACAAAAAGCAATAGCTTAGCAGCTACTGCAATTAACGTGATCCTGAATTTTTTGGATTCTAGTAGCCCACATCGCTGACTACAACGAGTAATGTTGGATTCGAACCAACACGGGTGCACTTCGTAACCGATTCAATTGAATGTGTTGTGAAACTGTTAATTATGGTTATACGCACCAGATTACTCAACGGGCACCACGGGTATTGAACCCATGCTACTCACCTAAATTCTTGGAGGAATCTAAATTAATAACAAGTATCAACTTAACGGTGAGCAGACTACCTATCTGCCCATAAAAGGCAAGCCTCTTCAAACTTGCCTTCGAGCTTATCAGGACTAGAACAACGTTTAATAAGCTCAGTCCGCTCAGTGGATTTACACGTCTTCGCAGACTACACAAGCCGAAGGATTCGAACCTTCATAACCAGTTTTGGAGACTGGCGTGTTGCCATTACACTAGGCTTGCAGGAGATAGGGCTGTGCTTTTTGCACAACCCATTTATTTATAAAAAAACAAAGGTTTATAATGATTCAAAAATAAACACTAATTTAAAAGTATTGAGCAACATCGAAAGACCAGATCTCTTTCCTAATCTTTCGACTCTACTAATATACCCCGCTTTAATGGTCAAGTGTTGGTCAAAAATGCGTCAAAAATTGGCGTTTTTTGGTCAAAAGTTGGTCATTTATTGGTCAAAAATTGGCGTTTTTTGGTCAAAAATAGGTCATTTATGCGCCATTAGGATAGGAATTAGCTTCTGGGCATTGTACTTCTTGCGGTACCGCTCTAGGTGTTGAGCGAATGTATAAAGTGCTTCGTCTCTTTTGCGTCCGTACGTTCTTGGAGAATAATTCATATCGTTATAAATCCATTGTGCAAAATCATTTTTAACGTATCTTCTAACCAAAATTTTGCGGTACGGATCCCGTTCGGTATCAGGGCAACTATTCATAGCTTCAACAACAGCACGTGTAGCATTTTCACAGTCCTTAACAATTGCATCGTACTTGTCTTGTTGCTCAATAGCTTTTAAAAATTGATCGGGCTGATGGTTTACATTACCGCCGCCGTGAACACCCGTAGGGTCAAGAAGTGGACTAGATAAGTAAGTTACCGGCAAACCTGAATAATTCATGATGTCCGGAAAATCATTTTCAAGAAAATTCTTTGCCTTGCTAATCGTTTTTTCTTTATCAAAATTCAAGTCTGCTAAACTCACAATCTTCACTCCCATGAAACCAGCCACGCTGGTGAAACTTCTAATACTTTTGCTAATTTCTCAACCCTACTTAACGAAGGCTCCCTTTGTTGCTTGACGTACCATTCAAGTGATCTCTCACTAATACCACTTAACTTAGATAAATCCTTTAAAGTAATATTTTTAGCAGCACAAGCTTCTTTAATCTTTAAAAACGCCATTACCAGTCTTCCCGTAAGTCTGGATCTAATACCAACATTGACCAACATACTAGAACTGGCAAGATTATAAATACTATTCCAAGAAACGCATTAAACCAGTTACAATGCGGCATCCATAGAATAAATAGGTTGCTAATAACACCAAAACAGATAATTCCAAATGATTGAGCAAGCCTCAAACCCCAAGTTTTTCTCTTATCTGCCAAAACTTGATAAAGGGTGAATAACGTCAACCCACATATGTAAACAGCAACCACTATCATAATTAATTGAAAATACATAATTTTCACCTTTAAAGTCCAAACAGCCAACGCAAATATATAAAAAGTAATTTAAACCCAGCTGCTCCAACGACAATAAACACAAAAGCTATTAACGCGCTGCCGAGCAACAGCGACAAAAACTCAAAAAAGCCTTTTATTTCTTCTTTTATCTTCATCGCTAAGCCCCTTTGTAATCTGGATAGCCGTAGCCGACTAATCCTTCATTGACTATCTTTACAGCGTCCTCAACCGATCTAGCTATACCGTGAATTACATGCTTGTGCATTAAATCGAGATGATACAGCTGTTGAGCTTGGCTGATTCTCCCTTTTGGTGCCTTAACTTCAATAAAAAATACTTGCTTATCTTTTAAACGGTACCCGATTAAATCTGGCGTACCGGGCTTAACGCCCCTGAACAGACCGCCATTCTTAGTTGGAATAGCACCAGCGTTTAGTCTAATGACAGCACAACGCCGCCAGTTTAATGTGGCGATGATTGCATTTTGAATTCTGTGTTCGGGACCTGGTCCCCGTCTTACTCTTCTAACTCGTTGCATTCTTTACTCCTGTGATTTCAAAATGATTTTTAAAGCATCCTCGCTTACGTGATGGGTTGCATGGTTGCCATAGCTGACAAAATGCAAATTTAAGTCATGTCCCATCACATAAGTTTTAAAGCCATCTGTAATTGTTTCTCCAACTCCGATATCTAGCATCAATCCACCACCAATCAAATTTTTAAGCTAGTTTGTGCGTTGGAATTTTGAATTTCACGTTGAAGGACAAAATCGGGATACCAATTCTGAGTAAATTCCATAGCCTTTTCAAAATATTGTTTTTCCAAGCTGTCATAACGTGGAATTTGAAATTCTTTTTTGAAGTCTTTACCAAACGCATTAAATACTTTTCTAGCCTTAGTGTCTTTGTAGTAATTGCTATCTACACCGCCCACAGCTTCAATTACTCTCTTTTTTCTCGCTTGAAGCAGCTGGTAGCGTTGAATTTCACTTAATTCACTTGTTTTCTCAATATGGTCAACACGGGCTTCAACTTTTCCAACACGCTTAACCAGCCGATTAGTAACAACCATTGTGAGTTGCAATTGTTCCTCTGGTGTTTGTGGCAAGCTACTTTCATTCCTGATTAATTCGTCCATTTGATTAAAAGCTTCAATATACTCTAGCTTGAACCTCATTGCATCCCTGCCAGTAAAGCCCATCGCCAACAAAGTAAAGCCATCACGATTCATGTAGTACATTGGTTGCTCATGCCCTTGTCGATTTACATAAGTACTTTCAACAAACATTTTTCCGACTGCGCAATTTTGCGCAGTCAAATTTTTAATTGAACGCATAACATCTCTGTGATTCTTGCTAAAGACTTCTGCAACTTTTAAGCTAGTGGTTAAAGCCTTCCGGCTCTTCATGATTACTAAGTCATTCATCTTGTGACGCTCCTTTCATAAACTCAGCCATCTTTTTACCGTCTTCAAAAGCTTGTTCAGCTCTACCATCGGCATAGCCGCCATTATAGTTAGAGGTTCCTACTTCTTTAACCAATCGAGCTAAAACTTTAGCTTGATTGTGATTAGTTACTAGCTTTTCTTGATCAATTAAGTCATAACCATCAGAAGTAATAAGACCGCTGATATTTTGGACAGCTAAGATGTTTTTTAAGTAAGTTACCGGTTCACTAGTCATTTTCTTTATCCTCATAAGTTACTGCTGTTACTAGTTCGTTATTCTCATCTTTAAGGGTTACCACATTAACAACATCATGAACCTTCATAAATTCATTGGGATCTTCACCATCGGAAAGATTGAATTCTTGTTGCTGAAGGTGGCTGTTTCTTTTCTCCTCATAGATGACTAAAGCTGACCAATCACCGGGATTGTAGTCATCCGACATCACTTCCGTGAATTTGATATCAATAATCTTTTTATCTTTGATAAAATCATTAATTTCTTTATCTAAATCTGACAAGCTAGTATTACAAATAGTTTTTACTTTCATTTTTATTGCTCCCCAATATGCTATAATCCGTCTGTAACTTTAAATTTAGTGTTTTCATCAAGCTTTCGCCCACAATTGGGGCAATACTTCACCAGGAAAGGCAAACCGTCAACCATTAAGTACCACTTGCCATCTAATTCATTAAGATAGATATGAAGCGCACTATTTGATTCATATAAATCAGGTCCATCATGATAAGCATTTAGCGTCGCACAAAGATAACAGCCTTCTTTGCTCATAAGATCACTCCTCAATCATTACTTTTATTCTTCTAGCGTGGAATTTTTCATCACCTAGCGTGAAATACGCATCATGATAAATGCCCGGCTTAATACCAGTTTCTTTATGTAAAGTAACGGTTAAAACAAATTCCGACTCAACTTCGTAGTAATCTTTACCGGGAAATTTGTAAGCCCACGGCACTTTTTTATGATCTGTAAAGTAAAGATTTTGCTTATGCAAAATTGGATCAGCCGTTTTACCATCAGAATGAAAGGTCCATTGACCTTCTTTATCTACGTCAATTAGCACAATGCCATCAGCAACAGATGTCACTTGCTACACCACCAATCTTTTAAAATACTGATTAAAGTCCAGCCCGTATACGCCACCAGCCACACCATTGCGGTAACAACAAACATGGCCAGTAGAACTTTGATTACGTCAATAAATTCTTGCATTACTATAACCTGCTCTTTAATTTTTTAGTCATTGTTGTCTTCACTATTGCGTACAGTCAAATGATCAGCATTAGCGCCGCATAAGGGACAATGCAAATCGTCCTCCGCAGTCAGAACATCATAAGTGTCCAATAACGAATCCCCTTCGCAATTATCACAATGGAAAAGCATTTCACCTTGTCCACGTCCAGTTAATCTTTTACAGTTCATAAATCTTCACCTTCATGTTTATGCCTTCTTTGTTAATTTTCGGATTTGATCCAATTTTTCAGCTAAATCATCGGTTTTTTCTTCTGGATCATGACCCGTTAAAACGTAGATTTGATTCATCAGGTCAATCAGTCTTTCTCGCTCTGCTTCATCCTGATCTGCTTGCTTATGCCAATTTGTAGCTTTTTCATGATAGTATTCAGCATAATTTTGATAGTACTTAGCTAATTCTTGCACTTCTTTTATGTCATCAGTCATCTTCATGCTCCTTTATTAGCAAAATTCCCATTGAAGTTTTTTATCAGCACTTTCTTTCCAAAACTTCAAAAAGCTATTTATTTCTTCTGCCCATTTGCCAGCTTTTTTCTCACGTAGCATTTCTTCATCGCAATACTTAGTAAATTGCTCATAGGACTCTTGAATTTCATCAGTGCTAAATTCACCATCACAATCAGAATGTAGGAAGAAGTTAAGCAATGATGTATTTTTATAGCAATCATCATAGTAAATACGAGTATTAAATACATCAGAATCGTCATATCTAATACCTACTAACTCACAGAGTTCTTTTCTAAGAAAATTAAATTGACCATATCCAATATTAAAACTATAAACTTCATCCACATCAGCAATTAGTTCAGCGTCATCATCCATTTCTTCATACTTTTTAATATCGCTTTCAAGTAATTCTGGATGTAGATAGTAGCAAAACATATCTTTACGAGGCTTAATCATTTCATCGTCAAACTTGTCATAAGAAATGCTATATTTAGCCTTAAATTTATTTTTTCTTGCTTTAGTTTCTTTTGGGTCATATGCGATAATATCTAAACTCATTTTTATTTATCCTTAATTTCTAAATTTGATACTCCATTAACCAATTTATCTGTATATTGATAAATTAGTTGTACGGCACTGTCATAACTAATTTGTTTCATTTTCATGCTCCTTAAGCAATCTTGAACTCAATATTGCATAACCACTATCGCTTGGACTTCCATCAGATATTTTTAAAGAAGCGTGTACTTTATGTACGTAAAATAATTTTTTTAAGGCGCTCAGCATTTCATCAAGATTGGTAAACCAATCTGGAAATGTAATGAAATTTGCTTGATCAGGCTTGGAGCTATATAATTTCACAATACTAAAGTATGTTTTATTTTTTTCTCCAAACCTTTTTACTATTAAGCCATATGCATGTTCTTGAAAGCCTTTTTCAATCAGTTCAACAACATCGCCTACTTTAAAAATCGTTGTTTCTTGTTTGTTGCGTTTATCAATTACTTTCATTTTCATGCTCCTTACTCGTACCTGTTACACTACAGCCCCATGGAACTATGCAGAACGGGCACTGAATTACAGCATCACAGTCTTTTTGCAAAACTCTAAATTCGTGATGACAATTGACGCATTTGAATTCATACCAATAATCTTTAAAAACTACTTTATTCATTTTCATGCTCCTTATTTATTTCCCAGAATGAATAACCAAAATGCTCAAATGCAATATCAGCCCACTTAACATTTTTTGGTAAGTTATTCATTGCTTATTCCTTACCTGATTCGCCAAACATCCCTAGTAAATCACTCAAAGAGATACCGTTTGAGCTAGTATCCGGAATGGATTGGATTTGTTCTCTGGCCTTTTCTGCTTTAAATAAGCATATTCATATTCAAACCCATCACTCCACTCTGAGTCATACATCTCCGTTTCAGAAATATATTCTCCGCTGTAGATTTCAGCCCCAATATGGTCTGGATGATTGAAATCGCAATAAATACATTTAGTCATTTACTTATACCTCATAAATATCAATTTCTCTGCACTTCAAGTCAGCCCAGAGTTCATCACGATCACGTGCCATGATTTTGATTTTATTAGTATAAGGATTAAAAAATCCACACCACGGTTCTTCATTGAAACGTGCCCGATAATAGCCACCCATCGTTCTTGGCCAGACAGCATACTCATGCTTATTAATTAACTGTTTTGGTGATAAAATCATTCGCATATTATCCCCCCTTAGTAGTCAAATGCATCGTCAAGCATACCTTCTAGGTCATCTTGCCAATAGTCTGTATCTAAGCCATAAATGTTCTGCAAATGATACAATAGTTGTTCAGTCAATTCTTGTGCATCATCTCTACTATTAAATCTAGTGGAATACGATTCTATTTTTTCAAGAATCTCATTAATTGCCTTGCGACGCTCATTAGCCCTTAACGTGGCTTCAGAAACATCTTGAAATGTTAAAGTATCACGCTTCAGCCCTACTATGTTTTCAATATCACGCAAATTTAAATTGTCAGCATCAATAATTTGTGCGTCTTTCACATCTTTTGATGTTAAATAATCAATATTGCCTGAAACCAGTCTTCTGTTAACGGCTGTGACGTATTCTTGTTTGTCAGTATCATAAATAATTGCTTTAGTCATCTTCCTGCTCCCCTTGCATTTTTAATACTTGATTTCTGTAACATTTTCATAACCGTAGTACTTGCATAGTGCGTCTTCTGCTTCAAGGAAGCTGTCAAACTCACCTATTTCGCACTTAGCGTACGGGTGTAACCAGTGCAGCTCGTACTTTTCTTTTTCGTTAAGAGCAACCTTGATAAGCGGATCGCCGTCAAGACTTTTTACCCGAAACAGAACACTAGGCATTGTGATCGCTTCTCACTTTTGGTGCGTGTCCAACCGTCCACGGTGCTAGCGTTTCATCCCTGTGGAGTTACTACGCAACCAATTTTTAAATCAAAAATAATTTTTTTACAGCCTCTCCTTTAATTCTTCTTTGCTAATGCCGCAAACAGTCATAACTTCATGAATTACCTGCAAGGCTTCTTTTTTAGTTAAATGGTCGTATCTCCCTTGCAAATAAGGAACAGATACACCAAAGTAATCGGCTAGCTTTTGCCAAATTTCAACTTTTGGGTTTCTATCTCCCCGCTCGTATTTTGCTAGTGCATCAGGTGATACACTAAAATTATTTTTACTTAATTGATTTCTCAACTGCTTTAAAGTTAAGCCATGTTGTAGCCTTAGTTCTTTGATTCTGTTCATTTTCCTTACCCTTCAAAGTATTTGTCATTTGCTAACCCATCTCGGAGCATCTTTAGCAAGTAGGCAAACGGATCATTTAACATGTTCCATTGCATTTTCGTCTCAAACTTGCGGACAACGGCGTTTAGAGTGTCAATGTTAATTCGATAAAGTAAACTTCTTAGTTGCTTAATCTCGTCGTATGTTGGAGTAGTAGTTTTGTCTTTCATACCGTCGTTCATTCTTGCAATTTGGAAAAATTGTTTATAAATTTGTTCACGTTCTGGGTCTTCTTCTCTTCTTCGCCCAGAAGAAGAATTACTAATTGTATTACTATTAGATGTATTACTAGATGTATTACTTGGTACACTATAGTTAATGGGGTCTAAACTATTGTTAATACCCCTTTTACTAGAGTTAATACCCCCTAAACTATTGTTAATACCCCTTTTACTAGAGTTAATACCCCCTAAACTATTGTTAATACCCCTTTTACTAGAGTTAATACCCCCTAAACTATTGTTAATACCCCTTTTACTAGAGTTAATACCCCCTAAACTATTGTTAATACCCCTTTTACTAGAGTTAATACCCCCTAAACTATTGTTAATACCCCTTTTACTAGAGTTAATACCTCTAATTATTTTGATTGATCTTGTGGTAACCCGATTTTCGGTTTTGTACTTAACACTTATGTAGCCCTTTTCCTTTAGGTGCTTGATTATTTTTGACACATAAGCCGGTGTCATCCCTATAAAACTGGCAAAATGTTTATTACTTGCAAAGCAACCGTTCTCACCATCAAGACTGTCAATTTCAGTTAAGATGACTACTTCCATAATCGTTAAATTTTCATCAAGCCAATATTCAGCAGGAATCCAAACACCTTTGAACTTGCGATTGTTTTCGCTTGTTTTTCTTTTTTTAGCGGTCATGCTAATCACCTAAAATGTCATCAAATAAACTCTGTTGTCCATCACTCATCGAGGTGTCTTCTTTTTTATCGGGAAATGGGTCTGCTTTAGGCTTATCCACGATATCCTTGATTACCTCGTCCTCCGATTTAGGTTTCTTTATCTTTTTGACCGCTTCTTTAACCTGCTGGTCTTTTTCTTTTCGGCGGTCAATTGCTTTTTGCTTAGCTTTGTCAAGATGATGGTTAAGCTCGTAATCACCAAGCAACTGTCTAATATAGTCACCTGTTGCCTTATCATGCTTACCTTTAATCCAGTTTTTAGCCTTAATTGAGTGATTGTTAACGTAATCTTCAAAAATGATTTTTATAGCACTTTCATCAACCGCTTGCGATTGATTCATTTTTTGCATTTGTGCGTCGTCATCATCTTCACTGGCAATGCCGAACGCGGCTGAAAGCGAATACCTTTTACCGTAACTAATTAAGCTTGCAGTAGATTGTGCATCCCCGATATATAAATTTTTGAACCAAACTTTATTAGTCCGCTCACTATAGCCGGTAGCTGCATCGACGATTACCGTTTCAACAGTTACGCCTTCCGCCCCATTATCGATATCAAAGTAGTAGGTTAATAGCGGTTTCCCGTCTTCTTTTGTGGTTTTGACGGCATCCATAATGGCTCTATCAACGTCAGCCAAATCCGCATACTTGTAAGTGTAGTGATACGGTTTTTTATACTTAGTTAGTCCGCTTACTTCAACTTCGTGTGTCTTTTTTGGCTGCACAATAGCCATCTTGACCATTGCTAAATGCATAGCCCATGAAGCTTTATCTTTTCGATTCTGCTGCTCATCAGTATAAGTAAGAATCTTTAATTTTGGCTCATTGTCTGTTTTTTTGTACTTTTTGATGTCAAAATTTTTAATTAATTCTGGATTTGGCTCAATAAAATCATCAAAACCTTGTTTTTTTGTAGTCATTATTTAATTCTCCTAGCTTTAATTCCCCAGTCTTTTAAGAAGCTGTTTAATTGGTCAACCTGATACTTAGTAACGTTTTGAAATTCCAGTCTAAAGGTATAAGTTTTATCTTTAACTTCGCCCGTTTGAGGGTCAATCGCCTTATCGCCATGCTTAACCAAGTCGGCTTGTTCTTTTTGCTTAGTTTCTTTTTGCTTTTTAGCAATTGCGATCAGTTCATCTTTTTCCGCTTGCATGTCGTTGAGAATCTCATCAAGTGGGACCTCTCTTTGCAATTGGTCGAAGTAGTGAGCAAATGGAATTCCTAATTCATCGGCTTTTTGAATGATAATTCGTTTGTTTGTTTCAAGTTGCTGTTTATTTTTGCGTAAAATATCAACTTGCTCGTACAGTTCGGCTTCAAATTTAGGGTTACTATAGGTTTTGTTGTCCCAACTGGCGTTATACCTAATCTTGCTAGGGTCTACGCCAGCATCTTCACAAGCTTGTTTAATGAATTTGACATGTTGATCATGCTTATCTTGTCTTAGCTTGTCATCGTAATGTTTAAGCTGTGAATCGATGTTCTTTGTTGTTTCGTCAATAATTGCTATCAAGTCATCAATGTTAGCTTTAAACATCTTGGCTGGCTTTTGAATGCCACTAGTAATCGAGATTCTTTGCGAATTGATAGTTCTTTTAAGCTTGTTGAGATTCTTTCTTACTTCTTTTGAGGATTTAAGATTTTGTGGTGTTACTGTCCAATCAGCAAATTCATCGTGAACTTTTAAGATGTTGCCTTTCATCTCTTCATACTTTGGGAAAATAATTTCAGCTGGTTTATAGCTTACTGGGTACTCAATACCGTCAAATTGGATTAGTTCGTTGTTAGTCATCGTAAATATCTCCTAGTTCCTCGCCATCAAAGTATTCAAAGATCAATTCTTTTAGTGAATCTTGGTTTAAGTCATTCCAATCGGCTAAGAAATCGCCCATTGAAAAGCTTGCTTTGCCTAGCCCGTAACCAAGCGATTTTGCAAACTTGTTCAAATCACCTTTATAATCTCGATTTACCTTTTTCATGAAAAAGTCCATTGGCTTTTCATAAGCATTGTCAAGGTCACCAGCATTTTTAGTAATTAATGCCTGTTCTTCGCCGTCCCAAAAAAGAATTGCATCCGGTTCTTCTAGTGATAAATCTCTTAGCGCTTGATTTTCGTACAAGTACTTTGCTTCTTTTACTTGTTCTGCATTTAACGTTTCCATTGTGGTATAATCTCCTTGTTGAAATATTTTTTCTTTGTTTAACACCCTTTACTGTTTCTAGCAGTAGAGGGCTTTTTGTTTTGCTAAACCAAGAAACTTTTTAACTTCTTTGGTCAGTCTAGCGAAATCCCCACTAGCAACGCTAATAGCATTACTATTAGCAAGAACACTGCGTTGGAAGTCTGTAAGTTGATTCTTTTGTCCACTTGAAAAAATTCGTTTATAAATTGATTCCATAGCTTCATTAGTCCTCCACTTGCTTTTTAATCATTTCTTTTAAAGCTTTAAAATCCGTCGATAGCCCGTTTTCATCTGCTTCTTTCTTTACCTGCTCGTAAAATTGAATCGCTAGAATCATTTGTTGAGGTAGCGACGCCATAATTGCTGTTTGGTATTCAATGCCCAAGAATCCATTTTTGAGTGTTAGTGGTACTTGCAAGGTGTCGCCTGGGATTTGAAGAATTGCAAACGAATTCTTGTTTTGAATGATTTCTTTAACCGCTTTTTGCAAAATGTCATAACCGTCTTGTCTCACTTTTTAGTCTCCTTAATTCATTGCTGATAACCAATCAGCTTTAACTTTTAAAACTTCTGCAAGTTCATGAAGTACTCGCTTGTTAGGAAAACTAGAACCTTGCTCATACCGCCCAATAGTTCTAACTCCAAGCCCTACGGCTTCCGCCAATTGCTCTTGTGTTAAGTTCTTGTTTTTTCTTGTTCGCTTTAAACGAACTTTGAAGGTTGCTGAATTATTCATATGCTCACCTACTTTCTAAGCTTCTTTACGGCACGTACACCTAAAGCCGTAAAGAGAATTAATAGAACTAACAGCAGTGAAATGATCTGATCGGAATGTGTTGTGCCGTAAATGCAAACCTGTTCAACGATTGCAAATGGTAAAAATAGAATTGCTAAGAACTCTAAGAGCTTTCCAAACGCTTTAGTCATATGACTTAAAACGTGATCTAACTTAGTTCTGCCGTACTCTCTTTCGTATTCTTCTTTGCTCATTTTGCTTTCTCCCTTTGAACTTGCTTGCCGTTTTCAATGCAGTAATCAATTACCGACCTACGAGCTGCGTTAACTAGTTCTGTTGTCTTTTCCGACTTCTCACGGTTTTCAAAGAACCTAACCATCACTTCACTTAGCAAGTCTTGCAAGCCTTTATAGCCAGGTTCAAATGCTACTAGTGAACCGTTATCTAGCCAGAGATAAAATCTATAATCTTCATCGCTGGTGATATTGAATTGGTCCGACTTGTCATCAAATACGCCAAATTCTTTGACGATTTCGTAGACTTTTTTATCTGTAATAACTGTCATTTAAATCACCTTTTCTAAATACCTACGCTTAGATTCCTCCGCAAACTGATCTAAGTCTTCCCGCAAATAGTATTTATTGCCGTCATCGCCAAATGGAAAAGTTGGGTCAAGTTTTCCAGTCTTAACGGCTTTATCAAGTGTGCCGCCGCTAAAGCCTAAATACTTAGCAGCACCTTTGCGGTTGAACATTTTTTGATCAATTACTTCGCCACGTTTTTTCAGTTCCTCTCTAACTACTTCTTGAACAATCTTTTTAATGATTTGTTTCAACATAGCCAGGTTAAGAAGTTCCATTTTTAGTCACCCTTTCATTTAATTTTTAAACGATTTGTGTAACTTTCGGCTAAAAAAACAGCGGGATTAATCTTTAAGATCTTTGCAACTTTAAACGCTAAATCCGCATCAAACCCACCGTGATGGATTTTACTATTAAGCGTTTGTGGAGAAACTCCGATTTTTTGAGCAATGAAGTTTTTTTTAATACCTCTTTCTTTTACCAATTGGTCGAAAATTTCTCCCGCATTATCTTTTGCTACGTTAACCATTCACTCACCTCTTTAAACTATTTGTTTAATTCCTTTCACTAACTATAATACTACATTTTGTTTAAAATACAATACTTTTTTAAACTTATTTTTTAAAAAAGTAAACTAGGCGTTTAAAAGTTATACAATTAATTTAACAAACCGATTAGAACGCTGAGATAGGAGGATTATTTATGAGTGTTTTCAGTGAACGTTTAAAGCAAAGAAGGCTGCTAAAGGACTGGAGCAAATCAGCCACTGCTCAAAAGCTTGGAATCAGCGCACAACGCTATTCAAATTGGGAATATGGTTCAAGGGAGCCAGACTATGAAATGCTTATTTCAATTGCTAAATTATTTGATACAACTACCGATTACTTAACGGGTAAAACCGATAATCCGATGCAAAATGTAGAAGATCAAAAAGATGACCTGGACGACATGATAGATGATGCAAGATTTTTTGACGGCAAGCAGATGGACGACCACGACAAGGAACTGGTTAGAAGCATATTGAAAAGGATTTATAACGAAAAATAAAGGGTGTGTCGTTATGGATACCAAAGTTAAAAAGTTACTCAAAGAGTTAAACATTAGGTTAGAGTTTGCTCCCTTGCACTGCCCTGGCTTGCTTGTCCCTGGCAAAGATGGCAAGCCTAACGTGATGATCGTTAACTCAAAATACAGCGATGAAAAAGCTGAGAACGTGATTCTGCATGAATTAGGTCATGCTTTAAATGATAAGAACATACAAGGCAACTATAAAGATGATGATTGTGTTCATACTCAAAGTGAGCATGGAGCAAATGTTTTTTGGATTCACGAAAAAATCAAACAGTACTTTGCGTTAGGTAATGATCTTGACAGCGCGAATTGGTTGAATATTGCAAATGCGCTTGGAACAACTGATTACTTTCAGGTTCAAGAAGAAATACATAAATATGCTTTATTGGAGGAATAGTTATGGCAGGTTACATTATGTTTTTGGCAATTGGGTTAGGATTAATTCCATTTGCTTTTTGGATTGATAACGTAAACAAAAATTCAACTTTAGGAAAAGAACACCCCGAAAAATTAAAAAAGCCTTTGCATAAGCGCTGGTGGATATACCTAATAGCGATCATTTTGGTAGTTGGCAGTATTGGCAATTTAGCCGATCCATCAACTTACAAGTCAACAGCTAATAAATCTCACCGTTTAGCTAGTGATAAAGAAATGCAAAAGGAATATAAAAAGACGGTTGAAGACCGTGAGAATGCTGAAAGTCAAAATTTACCTGGTCAAAAATTAAATAAAAATCTAGCAACTAAAGGCGAATTTTTCTGGACTGCTAAAAATAATAAAAAAGTTCACATCTTTGCTTCTGATGGTAAAGTTACCGCTATTAAATATGTTTTGAAGCCAGATACACAAAGTACCGTCACCTGTCAAAGCCTTTTAGAAAATCTATTCAATGATAATAATTTGAAATACGGTGATGACAAGGAAAGTAGCGATGACGCATTACTAGATAACAATTCATCTTATAACTTTTATTCACCTGCCCATAAAAAATGGTATTGGGTAAGCTTTAGTGCAGCTAACGAAAAAGATATGGTTTCTACTTTTTCCGTTTATTCCGGAAAAAATAGCGACGCAAAATAAAAAACACCCGCCTACTCTAGCGAGCGGACGGGTTAAATTATACGAATCAAAAGAACATTAGTTTAGAAAGGACTAGAACAATGCCTAGAAAAAAAGATCCTGAAATTTACGATTACAAATTAAAATCGGGTAAAACCAAATACGGTTTCAAAACCTACATCGGTATCAATCCAGAAACTGGTAAAGCCATTAAACCTACTAGACAAGGCTTTGACAGTTATAAGGAAGCTGAGCAAGCCAAAATCAAGTTAAAAGCTAAGGGAGCTGTTGCTGTTGCTGCTAAGTATAAAGCTGAATCAGATCAGAAAACCGTTCGAGAGGTTTATAATATATGGTTTTCTATTCAAAAAGATAATGTAAGAGGATCAACCTTATATAATATTCAATGCGATTGGAGAAACCACATTGAGCCTGAATTTGGCGATAAATATATAAATCATATTGATATTACACGGCTACAAAAATTTGCTAATGACTTATCAAAAAAATATATCAATTTTCACTATAAAGTAAATTTGTTACACAGAATTATCAAATATGCAATTTTACGTGGATGGTGTAATGAAGATCCTTTTAATAAGATTATCGTTCCTAAAAAATCATCTAAAAAAAGTACACGTCCCCAAAACAATTTTTATAATTTAGATGAAATGAAAGAATTTCTAAGTGCTGCAAAAGAACATAACTATACTTACTATACTTTTTTTGTAGTTTTAGGAAATTTAGGACTTAGACGTGGTGAAGCTTTAGCCCTAAAATGGAAAGACATTGATTTTGATAAGCAAATTGTACATATCAATCACACAGTTACTCACAATTTAGAAAACAAAAAGGTAATTGGTGATCCTAAAACTTATTCATCAAAAAGAAAACTATCTTTGTCTAAAAGCTTAATTGACGTTTTAAAGCAGTATAAAAAAACTCAAATGGTTTATAATCGAGCAGATGATTTTGTTTTTCATACGAAAAACGGCAGCTTCTTTAATTCACCAGTAGTGTCAGAATGGATGAAAAGTATTTATCATTTCTACCCGAATTTAAGGAAAATAACAGCTCACGGCTTTCGTCATAGTTTAGCCACACTGCTTTATGAAGGTAGTGACAAGATAACTCCTAAGGATGTACAATACGTTTTAGGACATTCTAGAGTGACAACTGCACTCAACATTTATACTCATGTTACTCAGAAACAAAAAAGTAACATTAAAAATGCGGTCAACAACTTGGATCTAGAATAA